TATGGGTGGCACTCATTTTTTGCAAACCGGTTATTTGTTACTTAACAGGAATGCTCTTTTATTGCATATTCCCCAACCACCGTAATGACAATCTTCACAAGTAATCGGATATTGATTTAATTTTTCCTCAATACATTTCTTGCACTGGTAAGAATTTTGATTATACTCATACCGACAATTACGATTTTTGCGTTTGCATGTCGCCATATTACTCCTCCAACAGTTCCTGATTGTCAAACTTGTTACCGAGAACCTCATAATCAAAACCACTCATAGAAATATCATCTGTGCACTCATCAAGTGTCATTGGGAAATTGCAGCCCTGAGCTCTCACATCAAATCTTGCCTTGCACTCATTCCACAGAACCAAACATCTGTAAAATGCCGCTCCACGCTTAATACTGCCATTTACAATATCATTCTCCCAAATCAGCTTGCCGTTCTTGTCCTTAAGTCCGGTACACTGACAGATAGTGGATGGTGCTACCTCAAATGCCACAAACTGCAAACACCCTTCTTCTCCGACCTTATCACTCTCATTTACCGAGTTACCAACTGCATGAATAAATACTTGTCCTGTTACACCATCATCAATACGATTTCCAATTACCCATTCACCGTCATCTTTACGTTTTGCCTTGAATAAATATCTATCTTCCATGCTCTCTCCTAATCCGCTTCTGATTGAAGCCATTCTTCCCACTCACTGTGTTCCTCTTCGCTCGGAAATTCATGTTCCATCCACTGATAATCTGATTTTACTTTGCAAAGAAACTCTGCTAGCTCTTTATCTGACATATTCCTTATTCTGTCTGCGTTGGTCTGCTTATGTGGCTCGCTTTCCCTGTACGGCTCCGGTAGAGGCATCCAGGCGACTACCTTTTCATATCCCAATTCTTCATTGGTCTGAAATTCAGAATCAATAAATCCTAAAGTATCTCCATCGTAGTAATCTCTCCAAAAACCAAAGCCACGGTCTTCCTCGTATTGGCAAAACATAGGTAAGTCTTCTTCATGGTTCTCCACAATGCACATATAGAATCTTACATCACCGTCATCCGGCAATCGCTCACTTACCGGAATCCACTTGCCATATTGTCCCTGTTCCTCGGCATCCTCATAGGCTGCCAGCTTCTCTATTGCGCAATATCCTCCATCGCAATTTGTATATTTATCATTCGGCTTTTCTTCAAAGCACTGATAAAATGTTCTTAATCCGTTTTCACCGTGATTCTCCTTTACCAAAATTCCATCAGTAGTTCTTTCTGTCAGTCTCTCCATCCTTGCTCCTTTCTCACGCTCTCAAAAACTGCTTTGGTATCGGCACTCCGTTAAGGTCATAAAAAGTAAAATCTCTGTACGGGTAATGTCGGTTATTCCCCACCAATCGGAAGAATGTCGGTCGGCTTTCTGAGACTTCCAACAGCCCATCCCCAATATTCGGGTAGCTGTCCTTGTCATTCTTCACGGCATATATCTTCATGGCTCTCGCTTCTTTCTGCACGTATCTTTGATCTCTCCGCTATCACCGGGTAACTGCACTCATACGGCTTGGTCCGTCCGATGCGGATTGCTCGCACACTGGGATGTTTCTGCATATCATACAGTTCATCCTCATCATAAAATCTTTCACTCATGCACCAATGCCCTCTCTTCTCCATATCTTCCGATTGTCAGCAGTGTAACCGATAAATCTGCATATTCCTTTTCCAGCGCCTTTAATTGCCCATCTATCTCATCCATACGGTTTACGACATACTCTTCAAAGGATGCCAGGTTATCCACCACCTTGACCGCCTCCGGCTGTTCCTTCGGTTGTGCCGGAGTTGGATGCTTAGGGGCTATGCTGTCACTGACAATCTCCAAAATCTTGGATTTAGGGCAGGCATTGAGCTCTGCAAGGATCTGTATCTGCGATGCCTTATGCTTGGCTTGCTTATATCTCCGGATGATCTCCTCATTTGACATTTCCATCAGACCACCTCGGCTATCTGCCCCAGGTTATTCAGATCAAGCCTTGTCCCATCCCGAAACTCCATGTACGCCCCATCAGCATTTACCGTGTAGCCGTAGATTTCATGGATTGTATCCGGGTAATCATCTTCAAGCTGTACTCTGGATCCAATTGGAAGTTTATGTATCATGGCTACTGCCACATTAAGTTTTCCCATTATTATCACCTTTCAAATTGCAAACCATCTCACGTTCAACCTGTTCATAGTCGTATTCGTTCTGTTGGAACTGGTTGAATCTGTTCTTTTCTTTCTTTTTACCTTTCTTTCCTTTTTCTATTGTTGGGAACTGCTCGGGAATAGCTTGGGATTTGTTCGGGAAGTTGCTTGGGACAAATTGGTAAGCATCATAATTTTTCACCGTAAATACGGTAAATTTTGAGTATGCCTGCTTGGTAATCTCCTTGGTAGAAATCAGATGTTTTACCGCTGTCCTCACTTCATCCACTGTAAGTTGTGTCTCTTCCGCCAGCTTTCCGAAAGAGGAGACAAAAGATCCCCTCGGAATGTGTTTTCCCTTGAACTCCCCATCCTTCCAGTTGGCTTTCAAAAGCATGTGAATGAACAACCTGCAGGTATTGATATCTCCATACCATTCCCAGTCCAAAATTTTTCGATTAAGCCGAATGTACGATGTGTTGCTCATAGGCATCACCCTACACCGAGTAAATCCAGTATTTTCTTCCCAGCTTCCTCCGGTCGACAGAACTGAAACTCAACGCCGTACTTCAACTGCATGGTTAGGCAGGCTTTTGCCAGCCGCTCCCCGGTCATTGCATAAGGATATTTCTGCACTTTCTTATACCGTGGTCTACCGTTCTTCCATGTTCCGATCACTTCCCGGCTATTAACCCAGATATCTAACCTCGGATTTCTCCACCGAAACAGATCATCAATCGACTGAACACCTTCCTCGTTATCCACCAGGACGATGAGCCGTATTCCGCTGTTCTGCGCCCGCTTCAGTCCCCGATGAAAGAATCCTCGCCGCTTAACATAAAGAAGCTGAAATTCGCTTATAGCACGTTCCGGGATTCCGTTGTGAAAGCAGATATCATTGATCTCTTTCTCCGGAAAACGATCTGTATCATCCTGCCAGATAATGTTCAAAATCTCACTGGGAAGAATTCCGAATAAACGATACTTCACAAAAATATTGTCTATTTCTGTTTCCAGTTCTTTCTTGGTGATCGTCTTTACCTGGATATCCCCAATCAGCTCCTGAATATCTTTCTTGGTGTCGATACACACGCGCTGATCCGCAGGGAGGGTATAATCGCCGCAGTACAATGCAGTGCGGTTCCAATGGATGCCTGCTGCCCTAAAATACTCATGTTTGGTCTCGTGCTTCTTTTCCTGCTGTCTGCTGTCCTCCAGTATCATCTGCATCACTATCACCTACCCTTCTTTCATAGTGCCGCTCACCATCTAAGAACTTCTCCCGGCTCTGCTGGTCCTTCAGTAGTCGTTTCATTGATCCGATAAATGCCCGGTTATTCTTATCCGTGAAAAACTTTGCAATATGTTCAGTCTCCATCGCCCGGTCCTTTGCCTCCCGCCGGGCAACCTGATTGTTATGTATCTTTGTTGCAACTCTATTCCTTGCATTTTTGTCTTTGGCAAATTCCATATCATGGAGGTAATCTATATTCTTCTGGCTGCAGGTTTCAACCGTCTTGGTACATTCCATATGCTCAGCATTCATCTGTTCCAAAAACGAAAGAAAACCAGAGATCGCCTCCGAAGGTTTTTGCTTCTTCATGCCACACCTCCTAATTAAAAGGCAGTTCTTCGTCGATGCCGTCAGGAATGTTCATGAATCCATCATTTGCAGTTCCCGGATGCTGACCGATGTAGCCATCATTGTTATTGCCACCGCTGGAAGCATTCTTACTCTCTGCAAACTCTACGTTCTCGACTACTACATCGGTAGTGTACACACGCTGTCCATCCTTATTGGTATAACTGCCGGTCTGGATACGTCCTTCCACAACGAACTTTGTTCCCTTGTGGCCATATCTCTCGATAAACTCACCAGTCTTACCAAACGCTACACAGTTAATAAAATCAGCATCAGGCTCACCATCACGCTTGTATCTTCTATCTACTGCAAGGGAAAAGCGGGCGATTGCCGTTGCGGTAGCTCCCTGTGAATATTTAATTTCGGGATCTCTGGTTAATCTCCCCATAAGGATTACTTTATTGATAAGTCATTCCGCCTTTCTAAAACGGGCAGAGGTCTAAGCTGATCTCTAACCCTTTATGTGCCACATAGACATCGGTATCATATTTCAATACTTCTTTTGCTCTTTTCTGGAATACTGCGGGATCTCCGCATTTATCTGATAAGTGAATTAGAACGACATTTCTCAATGCCGGGTTATCGTTAGTAGAAATGAAATCAAGTGCCGTTGGCAGGCTCATGTGACCTCGTAAGCGGTGCTCGTAGTTAGGCTCGTCCCGGTCTACGAACTGCATATCATAGTTGGCTTCACAAAGAATGTGATTGACGCCTTTAAACCGCCAACGGACATATTCGGTGTCTGTGGCATACACCAAACTGCCTATATCCGGGTGCATGATGCAGAATCCATAGCACGGACATTCTGAACCGTCTCCGTTGTTATGTAGCCACCTGCCGGACTTATCTTGGTTTTCAAAAGCCATCACTCTGAATTGTGAATTGTCAAATTCTAGACTGCTTCCATCCAGTTTGAACGGCTCAAATACCGGAATGCCAGCCCTCACATACTCAAACCAGCACTTCCGGTGGTCACCGTGATCATGGGTAATAAGCACAGCCTTAATTTTCATCACGTTGAAATTCAACACTTTCTTGACTTCCATGAAAGGCAACCCGGCTTCGATTATTAATGCTTCTTCGTCATTCTCCAGGATGTAGCAGTTGCCGGATGAACCGGAACCTAAGACTTTAAGTTTTATTTTTTATCACTCCCTTCACTTTCTCGATAATCTCATCATCAAAATTCGCTAGAACTTTTCTGTAACTTTGCTTTTCAAATATTTCTCTCATCTTTCTTTCATTCGGATTATGACAAAAAACTTTGAAAAAATTATCAATATTGGATTGATGTTTAATTCGCTCAATCTCTGGAAGCCGTACCTCAAACTGTTTGTTACCAAAAACATCTACGCCCTGTTTGACAATGCAGTCCGTAATCTCGTAATCAATACGGTTCACAGCTTTGGGTTTTTCCAATATCCACATTTCCCCAGTAAATTCTGCATCCGGCACATATTTCTGAACTTCATCATTACTCATGGCCTTGTCAGCTTTCAGATAGTAACAATGAATGATTACCGGCAAGCCAAGCGATTTCATATTTCGTACCACCAACCCGGCTTGCGGTATTGCGTTCAATGCTTCAATTATGCTTGGTGCTACACATATCCGTTTAATCGTGTCGTTTTCGCCCTCACACCGCTGTTTTGGAACTCTTGGAATAAACTCATCCACCAAGTCAAATGAAACGTGAACCATAGGCTACTCCAATTCTTCTTCTGCTGGAAACTGAAAATATCCATTCAGATTGTTAAATTCCACACGTTCGCAAGTATCCTTAACTACCACAGTTCCAAAGCCACCTTTCATAGCAGTCTTTACCGTTTCATTGAAATCATCTGGAATATCCGCATTTGTGATAAATTTGCCTGCATATGCGACTCTAAGCATTTCCATAGCTTTCTGCGCTTTTTTGTCAGTAGAATAGGTTGCAAGGACTGTCTTAGTAGTGTTATCTCCACACATATCGCACATGATAACCGAACCACGACACCATACAGTACATATTTCATACGGCATATCAAGCGTGCCGTCCTGACTAATTATCCTCATTTGGTTTTCCTTCCTTTCCGCTTCATTTTTACCATGCTACTAATAATTCTCGAAACATAGGACTGTGAAATTCCAAGTGCTTTGGATATTTCAGATTGCGTTCTACTCTCTACAAAGAACATGGTGAAAATATGTTTTTCCCTTGATTCCAACCTTTCAAAAATCTGCTGAGCAAGCATGGAATTCACTACATTTTCTTCATAATCTTTGCCGTCTGCGATCATTTCCGCATAAGGAACGCTTTCACCATTCCCTATATCTGCATTATCATCCAGCGAGAATGCTGCTACTACTGACCTTTTGCTTTTGCGAAATGCTATAAGTAGTTCATTTCTCACAATTGGAAATGCATAGGTTGAAAATTGATAGCCTTTTGAAGTATCAAAGGTATTTATAGCCTTTAGAAGTCCGATGATTCCAGTCTGAAACATATCTTCGTCAGTCAAAGGAATGCTTAAATTCTTCATAACCGAAAAAACAATGCAATGGTTACTAAGAAGCATTTGCTCTTTGGCATATTCAGAAGGATCTGTGCTCCATAGTTGCAACGCTTCCTGCTTGTTCAATTCAGATTTGGGAAGATTCATGCCGCCCTCCTACTTAATCTCAATCTCCGGGACCAGCCGCTGCGGGTAAAACACTAATTCATAATGGTACTTGTCCGTCGATTTCGGCTCCACCTGCTCCATCACATAGCAGGTCCAGTCATTCAGATAAATATAGTCCTTATAGTACTGATCCTCTCCGGTCTTAAAGGTAACCACCAGCTCATTGGAAGAATTATTTCCGAGGGACATATACCCTTCCGCCTGCATCATGATTGTGTCTGTCCTGGCATTGGTTACTGTAATCCTGCGGTACACGTTGAACTCGTCAGCTTCTTTATTCAGATTGTAATTCACGGTATCAGCGGTGCTGCAACTGCACATGCAGAGAGCCATCACAAACATAAGTACCAGTGCGATTGCTGTTTTATACACTTTCTTCATAGTCCTCATCCTCCTACTTCATGAAATCCGGCAGATCTGCATCCTCAACTACATCCGCATCTGCCCGTTCCATTTCAACTGTTTTAGGTTCCTCCACGGATTCTGCAGTATTCTGCTGCTCAACAGCAAAATCCTCAGAGTTGGCATTCTGCGCTACATCATAATTCACATCCAGTACAGTTCTGTCTTCGTTTTCCGCAGCTTCTACATTGTCGTAGGCATCATTCAGCATCTGGGTGCCATATGTACGGATAATGTACTTCAATGCACGATTCTTAACCGTTTTCATTGCCATCTGATCTGTGAATTTCTGATGTGTTCCGGATCCGTTTTCCTTATATCCGAATCCCTGTTTCCATGCCTGCTTAATCATGGAAATATTCATCAACTCAACATACTGGTCGCCATCATCCATCGTCACGATTGCGTATGCTCCGATAATCTTGTCCGTATTGATGTTCATGAAGTCCTGCGTGTGGGAATCAATCACGATTCGAGCATTTTCAATATGATATTTGAATTCATCCCCCTCATAGATGCACATAGCATCAATGTTCTTCATGCCGTAATTTCGTGCCACACAGGTGTTACCATAAACAGATACCTGGCACTGCAACTTTCCACCATAGGCTACCGGATAGCACTGCTTTTTCTGCATGGATAATCCCATTGTAACCATATCCATAAGAGTATTTGCGATAGATACCTGCGAGCAGCTTTCAAGTACACATTTCTTATTATTGTCATAGGTCTCCTTCAAAATGAGATATGCCCCCATTAACTCGTTGGCATAGTTATATCCCTTAGGAAAAGTAAGACCGAACTTTTCTTTCTGCTGCAGCTGCGCAACCAAACCATCCACAAATGCGTTATTCACAACAAGACTGGCCTGCTGCTTCCCCTGTTCTGCTACTTCCTGTTTCTTTGCTTCCGCCATAATTATTTACCAGTCCTTTCTGTTTTAATATATTTGATGTTATCGACCGTCTCACCATCAACAACTTCTGTGTTCCGTCTGTTCAGAATAATGACCCATTCAACGTTGACATTATTTATTCCACGATCGAACACTACTCCTTTTACCCCCATAACAAAAGCTTCATCATCAACTCTTACAATGGATCGTTCTCCGCAATAATTGAGCTTTGCATTATTATTCATAACATACAAATCTACAGTATCTCCAACACTTAACTTTCTTCCTGCGATATCACAAATGTTGGTTTCGTCTCCGATGGGACCATAATTTGTTTCGCTTCCGACTATATTTTCAAATATTAAGTGCGGTTCGAACTCTGTTTTCTTTTCTTCTGAATCTGACTCTCCTTGCTCATCCTCAACCAGCTTTGAATTGTTCACATCCTGCAAAACACAATTGTAATCCGCTTCTCCAAGGCTATTCCTTAAACATTTCAGCAGTGATACAAGCTCTGCCATGACAACAGGCTTTAAACCTTTGACCTTTACATTTCCAAAATCTGATACAATCATAATTTATTCCTCTCTTTCCTTTTCTGCAGGCGGGTTCATGAATCCCATGTCCACCTTAACCTCTGCCTTATAGATCTCTTTGATGCTTTTGGGCATGATGTGGAATCTTACACCGGTGCCTACGATCTTGCTGTCAAACATCAATGCGCCTTTCTTCCCGATTCCCATGAACACGCCTGTGCAGCACCGGTCTTCCAGATTGAACACCACCGTGTCTCCCCTCTCGATCTTCTTCCCATCCGTAGTCATAACGGAAATGGTTGTCTCCTTTACAAGTTCCATTACTTATCCTCACTTTCTCCGTTTTTTACGGGTTCAAATTCATAAACGCTATTCATGGTTTCAACAACGATTTTTCCATTCTCATCAGCAGAATGATAGATAACCCGGCTTGTTCTTAATACCATGCCCGAATAATCCGAACCATCCGCATTCCGAATGTATTCAATAAACATCGGCATTAAAGTATGCGGATTAGGTTTTTTAATGATTCTTCCGATTCTCAGCGGATATCTGCCATCGCTTCTCGTCTGTTGCGTTATTCTATCCCGAATATCAACAATACGATATTCCTCATACTTCCTTACAACCGCCACCTTATCAGCACCGTAGGTCTCCACCCACTTCATATCCACGATTTCATCTGTAACTGCCAGCTTTGCACCCTTAGCATTTACAACCGTGTCACCGGCTTTTACGGAATCCTCGGTGCGGTATGTATAACTTCTGGTGCTGTTTGGAAATTTTGCTTTGATATACTGCATCGTAACCCTCCTTTTTTAATGTCCCTTTGACAAATTCTCAACAATCCGCAAAAGTCGTTCGTTTGTTTCTGTGGCTTTTCTAAGCTCTCTTTCAAGGCAATATTTATTACTCTCAAGTTCGTCTACCTTTGTTCGCAAATCCGAGTTTTCAGCCTTCAACTTTTCAATATCATCCATGTACACGACCTCTCTTTCCTTTATTTCTCGCGTCTTTCTCGCAATACGGAAGAGAACAATGTCCGTCTGAAAAATCCATAAAGTTTTTCTTTTTCGCACCCTTCCAACGCTTGCATGACATGCACCGTGCATCTGGCTGTGTGACGTTGTTCCCGATTCCTACTCTTGACATTTACACACACTCCACTTTCAACTGCTTGTCCTCTGATACGGTCAGAAGAATTAACTGCGTATCAACGACCGGCACATATTCGTCATTGATACTTTCTGCACCATCAAGGAAAATCGGAACATACATATTAAAGAACTTCTGAAAACTGTTGCAAATATCCAACTTTGCTTCAATTTCTCTGCCAGTGTTTGTCGTATCTCCGAATACCTTATAAATGCCGGTTTCTTCATCAAGTACCGTAGGAATACAAACTTCCTTATATTCTCCGTTCTTCTGGAAATCGAACAACTTCCAACGTACAATACCGAAATGCTGATTGATTTCCTCGACAAGCAGCGCATTTTTGCGTTTGGAGACCTCTTTCAACTGGTGGAGAATCTTCTCTGCATCCGCCTTTGCCTGTTCATACTCACGCTGCTTTTTCTGCATATCTGCAATCTGCTCATCAATACGGATATTATTTGCAGCCTGCGCAATGATCTTGTTAATCTCTTCCAGCTGCGATCTCAGATCAGCCTTTTCGATTTTGAGAGATTCTACGATCTCCGCATCGTCTGCAGCCTGTAATCTCTCGATCTCTGCAAGCACCTCGTTATGTCTGGCATTCAGCTTCACATACTCTTCATTCTGCGTGTAGTCAGCTTTCTCGGGAAATTCAGACAACTGCTTTGAAAGTTTTTCCTTACGTGCAGCAGCGACCTTCTCCTGTTCCTTCAGATCATCAATTACTGCCTGCAAATCCACGTTCTTCTTTGTCAGTTCCTCAATCAGATTTTTCTTTGCGGTGCCTTTTGCCTTGATTCCTTCCAGATTGGAATTTTTCTGAACAACAAAGTTGTTCTTTGCATCTGCCAATCTCTGTGCGACATCTACTCTTGCTTTTTCTTTCCGACTTTCAAAATCAGCCTTTAACTGTTCGATTTTATCAGCCGGAAGAGTCTGACCACATAAGGAACAAACTGTACTGTTTTCATCGAATACCCACTTGGATTCATCAAACAGATATGATGTTTCATCAAATACCTTGGATTTCTCGGCATTGTACTGCTCGCCCAGTTTCTTCCGCTCTACATCCGCATCGACAATAGCTTTGGTGTTGTCGGCAATCTGCCCCTCTGTCTTTGAAATGTTCTTCCGAATATTCTCCACGACAGGATTGTAATTCTCTAAGCTATTTTCCAGTTCTCTACGCTTTGCAGAAAGTTCTCTGCTCATATCCTGTGTAATGACGGACATATCAAACTGCAACTGCATTTCTTCCTGCCGCAGGTTTTCTACCGCATTACCTGCACTGGCGATCTTCTGGTCTGCCTCGGCAATCTTCCGTTCCAGATCAGCCTTGGCAAGTTCCTGCTCTGCAACATCCACATCAACCTTGGCTTTCTCTAAACCGATGATCTGATTCGGGATAGCATCCAACTGCTCAACCGCCTTTTTCTTGGAAGCATTGTTCATGGCTTCGATTTCCTCGAATTTATAGCTTTCAAGCAACTTCGCCGCATCCGCAGTATCTTCACTCGTTGCGGCGATTTCTGCGTCCGTCTTGGCGGACGCCATCTTAAACAGTACCTTACGCATATCAGCCTGTTTCTGCCCGGTAAATACGTCCGGATGCGAACATACAAGGAAGTTATCAACTATCAAACCCAGTTCTTCCAAATCAGCCTTGAAGTCTCGTTCTGTCTTAGGCACGCTGTTAATCTCATATGTATTGGTAAGTGTCACCTTAGATATCCCGTTTGCATCCGGCTTGCCAACCTTACGTTTCTGCATCTTGGCAATGGCGATTTCTTTACCGTCCACATCCAAAACAGCCGTAACCGTAGGTACACACTCCTCCACATCATCCGGGCGGATATTAGGATTGCTGACCAGCTCATAGTTCTTGTCCGCCAGCAACCAGAACCACGATGTCGCAATCGTAGTCTTTCCAAGCCGGTTCATGCCGCTCATTCTGGTGGTCTTACCAAACTCATAGGTTTTATCCTTTGTCCCCTTGAAATTTTCAAGATGTAATGATTTCAGTATAGCTTTCATTTACGATTCTCCTTCCTCTTCCTGCTGTTTTAACCTGATATACAATAAGTGCAACTGACTACCATTCGTAGTACATTCAAACGACAAATACTTTTTCACCGCTTTCGGATTTCCTTTAGCAAGTGTTGCTTCGAAAGCGTGTTTAATGGATCGTTCCACGTTCTGCGGTTTCACACCGTTTATTTCTCCGATTTTGTAATAGAGTACAGTTGTCTTTCCATTTCTCCACTCTTTTTCTTCAAACAGGCACATTGCATCCACAATGTACTGAAATCCTTTAATATCGGCCGGCATACCCATTTCCACAAGTGCATTAATTGCTCTGTTCTTCATCCGTAATTACCTCCAATTTCATGACAGATACTTCATATGCGGTTCTGAGTTCCTGTGTATTTTCATCCAGTTTCTTCAGATACTCCCGACTCTGCACACGGCCATATATCTTAACGTGGCATCCTACTTCCAAACTGTCTACATACCGTGCATTTCTTCCCCAACAGATACAGGGAATGTAATCAGACTTGCCATAGGGTCGGTTCACGGCCAACAGCAGATCGGCAATTTCTCTTCCCAGTGGAGTTTTTCTGTACCCAGGGTTCTTGCAAAGATAGCCGTCTAAGAAAATTTCATTCTTATTGAAAATCTCCCCGCCACCATAAATCTCAGTAGCAAAGACCTGCACACGGAGCTTATTCTTAATACCGTTATGCTCATTAAAAGATCTGAACTGGCCCTCTACACTAAGCTGATCACCTGCTTTGATTTCTTTTACAGGAAACAGTCTGTTTGACACCATAACCGGCACATGATCTACAATGCCGCTTTCTCTCTTACATCCAATGGAAAATGTATAGAATTTTTCACCAAACTTCTCATGGCTGAACTGGCAGTCACCTTCCACTATTCCCTCCACGACTACTCTATTGTTATCTCTGTTAATGTTGTTATCCATTTGCATTTCCTTTCTCTTTGTGCTAAAATTGGCACAAAAGTAGCGTTATAGTTACTTTGTTTCTTGAAAGCACCTTCTGATTTAGCGGTCGTGGGTGCTTTCTTTATTTGAGTAAATTTCTGGCTCACTGGCATGAATACCAGTATCGTCAACATATAATGCTCCGATTGCTACCAGTGCCTTGATCGTTGCTTCCTCTGCTCTTTTCACTTCTCCAATGTATCTCATTTCCCATTCATCCTTTCCAGTTCTGCGCTCCTGGTTAATATCCAGTCTGCGTAATCACTTAATTCTGTTTTTGTAGCTGCGTTCTTCTCTCCGTGGTAAACCATGAGGACAATACCGACATCTTCATATTTTTCAAATAGTTCTGTCAGATAATCAGCTCCTACATGGATATTGCCATCCACATCATAGATGTCCGTCACTTCCAGTCGTTCCATCCGGTCCTTATGCCACCGATCAGATATCTGCATCAGTCCCTTGCAACCGCCGCTCTTTGCATCCGGTCTTCCGGAGGATTCCCTCTCGATCATTGCCATGAGCAGTTCCGGGCAGATGCCGTATTCCTCACCGTACTTTACACACGATTCCTGTGCTTCCTTGGAGATAAAACTGCTGGCTGGCTGTGCCGTGGATGTAAATGTGATGGAGAGTGCAATTATAATAGGAAGAAACAGCTTTATTGTTGTTCTCATAGGCTTAATACCATTCGGATACGAACGTACCCAGTAAATCACTGATAATGACATCCAAAAACATAGCTAAGCCATCTTCTGTTTCTGCACTATGTGTCATTAAAATCGCATCTGTAAATGTTGAACCATTACCCATTTCTACTTCAATATCTGTTACAGATACACCGTATGAAGCTTCTTCATCATGGAACAACTTCTGGAATGTTGCGGCACTGTCTACTTTTGTAAAGTACATTGCTTTCCCTTTGTTGTCCGTTGATATAATTACACGGTTACTCGATTTCAAATATTTGTTTCTCATTTCTCTTCCTTTCTATGAGCAATACCTCATTGCGTAATTCTTTACGATTCCCTCGAAAATTGCTTTTAACTGCGGTTTCTCATAAACTATCGCAATTTTGGTTGTACCGTCCTTGATGGCCGTCTTTGTATTTCCTGCCTTTTCCATCCTCTTCCGCTTGTTCTCCTGCAAAGTCCTTAAACTGCAATGTGCTGTTGTCTCCAGTTCACCGTAAAGCTGACCATACAATGTCTGATAATCAATTCCACTCTTGGCAGAAATCTCACGTACCCTTGCATTGATTTCCGACTTCCAGTCTCCAATAGGCTTTGTAAAAATGTCTTTCATGTTGGAAACAGTCTGCTCTATGCGGTTTACCTTTTCTGCCTGCCTCTTCTGTTCCAACTCCTGTCTCGCCATACTTTCAGCCATTTGCATAACCATCTGCATCTGCGGAGAAAGTTGCGACCGGTTGATTACTTCCTGTTTCGCTCTGTCCTCTATGGTGATAAAATACTGCCTTGCCTGTTCCGCTCTTTCGCCATTTCCTTTCATGGAAAGTTTCTTCGCAAAATGTGCTGTCAGTTTGTAATCATCAGCAAAATTTCCTCTGCTACTTTCATTCGCCATTGATGGCGAGTAAAAATAATCCTCATTTTCAGTAGCAAATTCATTGTCAACGATATTTGCTTTCACCCACCTAGAATAATGACTTTTATCCATTTCCAAGAACTCATACAGCTTCTTTGCGGTAGTCATTCCGTTCTCGTCTACACCGAGTGCAATCTCTATAGGTGTTTTCATGCTTGATGTTTTTAATTCCTCCATTCTTCTCCTTTCCGATTTTTTGCAATAAAAAATCCAACTACCGTTTTGATAGTTGGAAAAATTTTCTTGTCTCTATTTTGTTATGTTGATACAATGAAGATGTGATGGCGGACATAATTCCGAAAGGAGCTTTGTATGGAAGTCATCATAGCATTCATGGTATCGCTTGCAGGATCCTGGCTCTACTCTTTGGATTTCTGCACGTTGTTTACATTCACCAGCATTGCGACCTCGATTTGCAAAAGCTGGGGAACCTATGCCTATGATAAAGCTGCCAAACGGTAGATAAGACACTTCAGACAAAACCGATCACTACATCGGTCGAATCACTAAGGATAACCATTTCTTAATAATTTGTGTAACTGTCAACCGTACCGCCATCACATTTTCATTGTATCAACTGATTTCTTACGTTTCAAACGCAATCCATCACAAAATAACAAATAATATCGACATTCTTCTCAACTATCAGTATTCAATTTTTCTTTTCTACTCCAGAAAGTATTCGATGGTTACTCCGAAGTAATCTGCAATCTTTTTCAGCTTGTCAGCCTTAGGTTTGCTCTTTCCGGATTTCCAATCCGAAAAAACGGTTGTGGCAAGACCGATGTCTTTTGCAACTCGATATGCAGTAATTCCTCTTGCTTTCACAAGCCGTTCGAACTTTTCGTACATCTAATCTCTCCTTTCTTTTAATTAGTTAGAATAATCTATGCAAATCAATCTATATTCTTAGAAATAGCTAGACTAATTGCGTAAAATATTCAAACTTTGTATTGAAATTAGTTAGAAAATTCTATATAATGTAATTGTTCAGAAAACATTAAATAAATAGTAACTAGATTTTTCTAACTATCCTTATAGTAAACTAGAAAAGTCTATTTGTCAATACTGTATTTTAGAAATATCTAGTTATTGTTATGAGGAAACAATTATGTATGAAATTTTTGAGAGATTACTTAAAGAAAGAGGCTTAAGAGCAGCTGATGTATCTCGTGGAACTGGATTATCTTCTACTTTCTTTACTGAATGGAAAAAAGGAAAATCTAAAAATCCAACCCCCACTAATTTGCAAAAAATTGCTGACTTTTTTGGTGTTAGCTTAGATTATCTTATGACCGGATCAGATAGCAAATATTCTGATGCTGATGCCTTACTAGATGCTCGTATTTCAGAAGATATAGAATTAAAAGAAGCCATCAAAAAGTACTACTCTCTTGATGACCGAAAGAAAAAACACATACTTGAATTGATATATCTTTTAAGTGAGGAATAAACCTTTATGAAAAAGCTTATTCCGATAATTGTAATTTGTATTTTATTGCTTGTTATTTCTCACTTTTTCAAAACTGCTGAAACACCGGATGACCAAATTTCTCTTCCAACATCAACTTCCGAGGTTAATGACATACAAACCGAATCACTATCTGATTCAGAAATTAGTGCAACAAAGATTTCATCTATCCCAGAGCAATCTTTTAAAGATATGTGTACCGAAGTCATATACAATGATTTAGATGATCGTTGGATTGGCAAATATGTGACAAAAGAAATACTATTTACTTCTTCTGAAAACTCAGAATACAAGTGTGCTTCTACTGAAAGTTATGTAGAAGAATTGTCTGGTTATCAACGTTCATATGCTGTATATGATATTTTTGACAATAGATTTGATAAATCATTTCCCATATACTCAGGAGATGTAATCAGAATATATGGTATCGTAACAGAAGTAAAAATGAACTATGGAACTGGATTAAATTACCCTATCATAGATATGTATTATGCTGACTATATTAGAGAATGGAAGCATGACGAAGATCCTACAAAATCTATTCAAGAACTGATTGAAGAAAGAAACACTGAAAAGGAACAGCGAGAAGCCGAAAATCAATATTATAATTCTTTAAATTCAGACTATACTGGGCGCACAAAAAACATCGACAATATGCAAGATCTTCTCGAAGAAGATTTTAAAGAAAAATGCGACTCTATGAATTTTAACGATATGGTTAATTCTGTAGAGGATTTAACTGGAAGATATGTAAAAATTCATGTACAACTAACCAACCATATGGTATTTCGATTTGAGGAAGGCAAAAAGAAACATCTAGGTGATTTGGCTGATATATATGACATTGATGATAATATCTGGTACAGCAAACAATTTTATGAGCGTACCAATGAATATATCGGCGATCTTATATGGCTTTACTTTGTAGACAATGGTACATATAATCTTGATAGTTTGAAAAAGGAACAAGAATTAACCGTTTATGGTATGGTTTTAGATTATAAAATCAATGACGGCTTTCACAACCAATTTGACTTTTTAGTTTTTTATATTGAATAATCCTGGGTGCCAATCACGGCACCCTCTTTATTTTCTCAGACACAAAAATATAGAAATATCTAAGTAACCGGTTATCATCCAGCTCTGCAAACATCCGATCCAGTTCAATCCGGTACTCCTCATTTGTCATTTCCGCAGGATACTCCACAGTTTCTCTTACGTCCAATGTAACCACCCTTTCACTTCCGCACATCCAAGTAGCGATATGGTCATTATAGAACATTTGTTCGCATTTTGCAACTACAAGATATGGTAATCTTTGTAGAAATATCCTACCATGTTCGAACGGCTCTGTGTGGCTCATGTGCACATTTTGGCTGCGTTGTGGACAATTTAACCTATATGTCCTTTATGTTTGCCCTATAGGCTCTGGTGACGCTTATATGGGTATTATTCATCATTACAACCTCTTTACTGGTAGTGGAAAGTATGTACCTCTTATTCACTAAAAAGCTCTTGCTCACCCGGATAAATGTACCGGTCTCACGAAGTGCATCCTCTACCACATCTAGCTTTTGATAAAACACGCCCTGCATTCCCCCTGCATCCACATATTTTATGATCCGGTGTTCGGAATAGAAATAAAGGATCCTGTCCAGATTCACCCCGTAGTCCTCGTTCTTCCACCGATAGGATAGGCGTATGTTCTCTTTTTCCCCTGCTCTTCTGTTTGCATACCGGATCACATCCGGCAGTACGAATTGAACTGTTTCCGGCTGAATATATTCAAAGAGTTCTGCGTGGCCAGCCCTTTTATCAATGCAATCGTCCGGAAGTTCTTCACCGATGATCACCGGCATGATGTGTTCATTCAAGGCTTTCAGATGATATGCCATATCGAAATTATCTACCCGCTGGTTAATCTGATCCGCAAATATTACCACATCCACCTTCTCTTTATAGCAATGTGAGAATAGTTTGAACGTATCGGAATACAGATTGATTTCCATGTTTATCTGCTTGGCATTATGGATCCTCTCCAAGGTCTTTAGGATCTCTTCCGGCTTACTCTTACATGCAATATCTATAATCAGCATCTTGCACCTCCGTAGTGCTATTATACAATGCCTGCCGCTCTTATACTTCTGGTAATATGTTCCAGTTATTTTGCCATTACTACGTTTTATAATATTGTCAGGAGGAATTGGAAATGTCACTATCAGAAGAATTGAAAAAAGCTTTATACAAACAGTATTTCAGGCGGCCGTCCAGATTGGACACCAACTTAATAGGCTTGATGATCAATGAACTTATCTACCTCGAAAAGGATTTTTATGCACCAGTGCAAAAAATAAAATATGTGCTGCCAAATAATAAGATGCCGTCTCGTATTATAAAAATTGCACCACCAAAGAGGAATCATTCTACTGCAGTTGCTCTATCCGCTGTTGCAGCCGTTGCTATATCCTTTATGATTTTGGCTTTAAGCCATAGCAGTCAAGCGGACCATCATCGTGGATTCTTCTGGTGGATGGATAAGAATTCTTCCGGGACTTCCATGCTCACCAATCCTAGCCAGTCCTCTTATGATGATAAAAATGTACAGGTGAATAGTTATGAACTTAGTTATTCTTCGGACGGAATTTATATTATTGGAATGGCAAAGAACTATAACGTTTCAAATAGATATCGTTTCTGCTATAAAAGAACATATAGTAATGTAGACATCCATGTATATTATTCTTCTAATTTGCTTTTTTTATGGAAATATAACGGATATGACTACTATGTAATTGCAGATAAATACAGCGATGTGATACGAAAAATAATTATGGACTACATAGATTATATAAAAGATATGGAATAAATGGCAATTTAAATGGTTTGAAATTTGCATCAATATTAACATCTGTTACTCTATTAGCGGCGAATAAACAGTCCTTTTTAGGCTCCTTGTCTGACTTTGGATTGCCAAACAATGCAAATGTATTTGGGGTGTTTGCAAATTGTGATTGGGCAGTTAATGTAAGATTTGCAAGTAATAGCAAGTTTTATGTATATCAAATTGCAAACGTAAGTCATGATGCAGTTTTTACATTGAACTTTATTGTGGCATATAAGTAACTTATTTGCTATTCTTCATATGAATTTAACCGTAAAATTTGAAAGCTCCACCAAATACGCCATCTGTGGAACCGTTATATGCTACGGTAATCGTACCTTGATTATTGTAATTAATACTCATAGTCGCTGATTTCGAAACAGTAAAAACACTAACCACATCAGCATATCTTGATGCTACGCAAACACAAGTGTCTAATGTAGATATACGGTTAAAGATAATAAGCCATACTTCATTATTTTTTACCAGTCCCAAAAGAGAACCATTAGAACTCTTGACATAACTGCTAGTATCTAATTTAGTATCTAACTTGCCAGTTAATATAAAAAGGACGAAGAACACCCCTTCTTGCTCTTCGTCCTTTTTTCCTATAAGAAGGATTCTATGGGGTGATTTCAGATTACCATATCTGTTGCCAAACCGTCAATAAAAAATACCGCTGCACATTATGCTGCCAGGTATTTTCGAGTGGTCTTTCCTGCCAGTCCATCTGCTGTGATCTTACAGGACTTCTGATAAGCAATGATAGCCGCTACGGTCTTCCGACCACAAATACCGTCGATGTCAGCTTCTGTCAGCAATCCAGCCTCCATCAGTTCCCATTGCACCCACTTGACCGCATTACCGCGGGATATGTATGTCTTAATACCCATTTTGCGAGCCTGCGCAGGACTGGTCACCGTTGTTGTAGGCTCTGTGTAAGGATTTGAGCCTTTCCAAGTTCCAGGCACCTTTACATCATAGGTGTAATCCATATTCTTAAAAGTCAAGCCATACACCCATTTTGTTGCGGATACCTTGCTCATGACCGTACCATAGTTAATGCCCTTTGCTTCAATACACATGGGTACACCATTAACCTTGCCGATATAAACACCTACGTGTCCGGATTTCCAGAGGACAACGCCCGGAGCAAAGTAATTGATATTAGCAATGGGCATCCGGGTGTAAGCTGTCTGATACAGTTGCGCTGATCCAATATTAAGCTGCCGGTATCCGGCTATCAGACCGGAGCAGTCCACATTAACCTTGCCAACCTGTCCCTTACGCCGTGCCTTTGCCATATAGGAGGTGGTCACGACTTTGGGATACATGGCATGCATGGTGCTCATCTTTCGTTCTGTCAGAGCACCCTCCGGGATCTTGGCCCCGTAAAAATACGGGGTTCCCAGGTGCACTCTTGCATATTCTGACAATCCATTTCCTGTCAACATTTTTATCCCTCCTTATTTACATCAGACTTGTTCTGTAAGATTTCGATTGCCTTTGTGATAGCAACAGGCAGAGGTACACCCATTATTCCCAAATTTTCTACAATGCTAATCAGTTCGTTTGCGCAGAAAGCAATAATTACTGCTGTCCGGATGTAGTCAGTACCTAACATAATATCCAACCGATGTGCCACCAGAACAATCAGTAGTGTTACACCCTTTTTAACGAGTCCTTTCCATGCACTGCAGGAGCTGAGTGCGCCAGATTCGGATTTGTTACTCTTCTGCCAGAAGGCCGCAATCAATACCCCTAACAGGAAATCCGTCCCCATAAAAATCAATAACGTGATCATGTCTTCTCCCCATCCGCCAAAAAGATTGGCGATAAAACTTCCGATAGCACCGAATACGGTCAGAATTGTCAATTTTGTTGCACTTACATTCATAATTTTTCCTCACTTTCTCAATATAAAAGCCGGTCACCTCCCGGCAGGGAAGTAATCGGCTCATGGCTCTTTGTTACTATGTAGTTTTGGATAGGACCGTCTCTCACTCTCATAGGCAGCCTCCTACTCTGTGGTTGCGGTCAGATCTGCCAGCTGTGTCTCCAGTGCGTTGATCTGATCCCGGAGAGCCTGTCTCTCTGCGTGGACAGCTTCCATATCGTACTCGGTCTGCTCGCCGAGAAGTGTGTACTCATAGGTCTTGATTACCTTATAGTCACTGGCGGCGATCTGTGCTTTAAGACCATCAATCTGAGCGGTCACCTGACTGATCTGCTGCTGTCTGGCCAGCTCTGCAAGCTCCTCCTCGGTCGGTTCAGGTTGCACCGGTGCAACCGGCTCAATATATACGGAGCCGTCATCGGACAGCTCATACCAGCCGTCACCCTCGCGGAATAAAGTTGTGTATGCCGCATACTCGCCATTATCCAACGGATATTTGCAGTCTGCGTCCAGATAGAGGCGGAAGCCATTGGTATTTACTGTGAGGTTGTCTCCGGTGATCCGGATCACATGAGGGCTCTCCTCTGATACAACGACCAGCTGTGTGGTCTCTTTATTTTTAAATTTGATATAGCCCATTACAGGACTCCTTTCTGGCACTGTTTAAGGCCGTGCCCGCCTTCTGATCTACTACGCTAAATGGCAATTTAAATGGTTTGAAATTTGCATCAATATCAACATCTGTTACTCTATTAGTGGCGAATAAACAGTCCTTTTTAGGCTCCTTGTCTGACTTTGGATTGCCAAACAATGCAAATGTATTTGGGGTGTTTGCAAATTGTGATTGGGCAGTTAGTGTAAGATTTGCAAGTAATAGCAAGTTTTATGCATATCAAATTGCAAATGTTAGCAATGATGCAACATTTATATTAAATTTTGTTGTGGCATATAAATAATTAATTAATCCAAGGTATTGGGCTGCTTCTTCAAATAAATCTCAATCTGACAAATATGAGAAACTGGCAGAATAATACCGTTCCGTTGATGGGTTTAATATTATCGTACCATTAGATTTATTAATATAAATATTATGATTGTTGCCGCTTGTACCACCTGTTGCATTTGCTCTAACATACGCATTTTTAGGGTAATATGTCTTTGCAATATTGGTAATGATTAATGATCCGCTAGACTGCTCAGATGTAATTTGTACGCCTATTGTGACAAATACCCTGTTACCAATTTTGGAAATGCTATTATCGGAACTCCACGATACACAATTTACTAAAGTCAAATCGGCATCTTGGTTTAACTTGCCATTTACATCAGCAAATCCATCCGCTACCGCCTTGGCATCCGGCACATAGCCGGTAGCCTTAGTAGCCAGCAGATCATCCTTGGATGTGATCATCTGCGCAAAAGCCGGTGCGGTCAAGTCCGCAAAAAACTTTTTAATCTTGCCAAAGACCGTCTTTACGCTCTCGCCCGTATTAATGTTCTCGCGGTTCTCCGCCTCAGTAAATGCGATCTCGGAATCTCCGATGTCACCGCTGAAGCCTTTGGCCAGATAGATCCAGTTTACCTTATCATCCCTGGGTGCTCCGTCCGGAGCATCTTTAATAGCCAGATATGTACTGCCGTTATGAGCCACGGCATCCAAGCGTTCATACGCTGTGCTGGATGCATATTCTCCTTTGTATGAGATTCCAATTTTCCCAAGTGCACTATAACCTTCAGGTGCTGCCATAATATTTGTCCTCCTTATGCTACTTTCCAATACAATACATTGTCATCAACTACAAAATCCACACCAGCGCCTTCCTTCATGTAGAGCTGCATGGTGGACTCATCCAAATAAAACTTGGGTTCCGTAATGCTCGCATATGTCTCCGCCCTGTCCGCATCGATCTTTGCCTGTTTGGCGGATGCTGCTGCCGATGCCGCCTGCTGTGTCGCCGTCTCCACCTGCACTGTAATGTCTGCAAGGTAGTTCGGCTGCAGCAAATCTGCTGTAATGCTTCCTTTTTTTATTCCAGCCTTCACCTTTCCGTCGTCACCGATGGTCCAATAGATGACCTCCGAATCCAGAAATTCAAATTGTGTGATTAAGGCGGAGAGATCGATATATTTCTGGGTGCCATCCTTTAAATAAATGATCAGACGTTCCGTGTCCGGTTCATAGTCAAAATTAATTGCGACCTGTGCCAGCAGAGTATGTAGCACACTGGTGGTACCAGAATAATAAGTTACAGTAATATCGCCATTATCCGAGTTAATAGATATTCCGGTAATCATTCCGTTTGCTTCTGTGGCTGACATCTTTGTTAAGTCCAACTTGATTACACGATCATCAACCTCGCTGAGTCCCCTGCTGATTTTGTTCAGGTTAGTCTCATTCAATGGAGTATTGACAGATGGTGTGTTCTCAAAGATTGTAGGGTTATACGCCTTCTGCATCATCCCTCACCTCTTCTTTCTCTGCTGCATCCCGGGTAGCGATCTCATCCAGTAACGCATCCTTGGCTTTCTGCTCCTGCTTGAGCAGTATCTCCTGCAAGGCCATACGCTTGACCTCCTCCGGCAACCCGGAACTATCCACAAAGTTTATAATTGCCTGACTAAATTCCCTGATTTCTAAATTGCTCATTCTTAATCCTCCGGTCCCAAATAAGTTATAACAGTCCCACTAATGGTTTTTGTTCTCCACGCAACTACTGTACCTTTATAATTCATATAGCCCGACACACCGATGGCTCTTACACTGACCAAATCCACACTGGACAGCTTATTTACAATGGTGGCGGCGCTGATCCTGTCCGCCTTGATTACACCGGAGGACGTCCAGTTGGCTACCTCCATGTAGTCTGCCTTTACCGTGCTGGCGCTGATATAATTGGACTCTACCGTTCCCAAACGGGCGCTTACACCATTCAGATCAGAGACTGTCACATGATCCGCTTCCAGGCTCCCCACACGACTGCTCACCGCATTGAGAGAGTCTACTGTAGCCTTGGTAGCAATCAGGTTATTTAACTCCAGTTTGGTCACATTCAACGTCTCTATGGTGGCATATTTGCTGACCAGTTCATCCGCATTTACCACACCGACCAGGTCTATCCGTTCTGCCTTGATCTTGATGCTTTCCGCAGTCTGATTGATCTCTGAAACGATATTGTCCTTAGATACCTTGGTTAGAATCTGCTGTGCATTAATGCTGATCTGTGCAGACAGATTTTCGTTGACATCCTTCAGTTCCAGTTTGGTCTCTTCCACCGTCCGTGTGAGGACATTCGACTTGCCTTTCAGTTGGATAATGGACTTCATTATGCCATTGACCTGCCCGGTCCTGTATTCCTCGCCCTCCGCCGTATAGCTGTCACGAAGTGCCTGTATGCCTTTTAATGTGCGCTGCAGGATGTAGGTATAAATGGTCTCCCGAGTCGTGTGCAACAAGATGCCATCCCCTACCTCCAGGCAGGGATTGCCGCGGGCTTCCACCTGTGCCGGGCGATACCATACGACACCGATTACACTCAGCACATTATCGGCTATAGTTTGCAGTTCTGCCGCAGACTTTCCATACACCAAAAAGTTGTCCTCAATGATATAGCAGTTATTGCCGGTACCAGAGATAGCCCCGATGTCGTTTTCTTCCTGCCGGATCTGCAGCTTATCAATATGCTGGACTATAAAGTCCTCATACTGGCAGGAGATATAATTGCTCCGGGATACCTCCGTTGTTCCCATCGGATCTGCTGGATAAAGGTCTTCGGATGGATACAGATCATCCGCAGGATACAGTCCCTCGATCATACGCTCCAAGACCACATACCGAAACTTTCCCGCCCGGGTGATGTGACCAAAGCAGCCGTTAATCTCACAGATGGCTTCAATTACCGTCTTGCCCGGGAGTTCTCCGGGATCTATGGTCTTTTCTACCATCATGTTGTCATTTATCAACGTAATTTCTTCCTGCTCCACGCCGACATAGGAGCAAAAACTGTCCCTAAACTGCCGAAGTGTCATCGGAAATGTCAGCCCTTTGTACCACGCTGTCACATCCTTACTCAGAATGTAGTACATAAAATCATAAGCCGTTACATTTCGATACCGGCGGTCTGCAGTTGGTTTATCCGATACAACTCTGTATTTTCCAAAAGAAAAAGGAGCATCCTTCTGCCCCTCTAATGTAGTGGTAACTGCAAGCTGCATTCCCACCATTGATGTAAATACGTTCGATATCTTAAATTTTATCTGACTGGCTTCGCAGGACCCGAAAGTCAGTTCTGATTGCGAGCAAAGGCTTTCTTTCAACTCAAACTGCTCATAATGGATTTCTGAATTAGTGATATTCACCTTTCCATCAGAGGACACTATACTCAGCTGCTTATTGGTTCCATCCCGGAAGAGATCTTCATGCTTATAATCAATCATTTGCCACACCTCCGACTATTGCGAACCGGATAGAATTATAATGAATTTTCCCATCATATATTCCATAAATCTGCGGTTGAAAATTAGAAATGTAGCAAAGCTGTGTCACATAATCATCATATTCCGGGATATATGCTGTAACTATACACTTTCGTGCCTTACCCTCCACGTAATTCTCACGGATCCTATCCATGAACTCTTTGAAGTCATCATTCGTGAGTCCAGCCGGTGTTTCAAACTCCACCTTCAAAGCCTTCAGATCTACGGCATTGATGTGCTCATAGCCGTTTGCATCCGTCCAAGGATCCAGTACCTGCATGTTGGCATAAGGGCTGTAGCTTTCAGCTTTAATGAATCGTTCTTCATCCACTGTGTAATTTCCAATCTTTAAGAGCCATCCACTGTAAGCCATGATCTCCACCTCTATTTGTTCCGGTTAACGGCTGCCATCTGGTCGGCAGTCGGAATTTTGCGTATAAGAAAAGCACCTACCCGAAGGTAAGTGCTCACATGTATATTTACGTTGCTACAATGATTATATTAGATATACTGTATCACATTTAGAATTCAATCTCTTCTTCATCCTGCGGTTCCTCATCGTCAGGGAAATCAATATCTTCGGTTCTGTTGTTATTTTGTTTTATTCTCTCTCCACATTTTGAGCACCGCCATATACCATTTGCATCCATATAAGGGTCACAATACCCTCCTCGCTTACATTTTGTCATAAATTTGTCCTCTGTACTTTCTCCGCATTCACGGTTTTATTATATTACCATTGTCCTACAGAATCCGCATTTTTTCAATAGTTCCAGTCTTTCGATTTATCGAAGTAGATATGCCATTATATCGAAATATGTCCTATGCTTTTTATCATTGAAACCTAATTTATCACTAATTATAATGATAGTATACACAAGACAAAGGAAAGTGAGGTACACCTATATGACTGACATCAATATTAATGCAAATCTTCCCGAATCCGTAGACAATGCAATTAAAAATGTAACTGATCCATTATCAAAAGAAATTGGAAAAACTCTTGGTGATTGCTGGTTTCTCGTTTTCGGTGGTATTTCCCAAGCCGCCGAAAAAAAACGTATTAAATATTGTCAAGATCTGCAAACTTTTCAAAATGAGATAGAAGAATCTGTTTCTAAAGTTCCAGATGACATCAGAAGAGAGCCTTCTTCCCAAATTGTTCTTACTACATTAGAAAATGCTAAATACTGTGTTGAAGAAAAGGAGTTGCGTGATCTATTTACCGCCGTGCTCACTGCTTCTATAGATTCCACCCAAATAGTTCATCCTTCTTTTCCACACATCATTGGACAAATGAGTCCAAATGATGCCAAAATGATGAAGTATCTTGTTCGACAAGCATATTTCCCTATATGTGATATTATTCGCTCAAGGAAAAATTCTTCTCAGGTAACCGTTCTATGCCAAAATGTATTTATGGATGGACCTGACTCTATTTCACCCGCCGATAAATCACTCGCTATTTCTTCTTTGCTTGCACTAGGATTAATTGAAATTCCCAGCGGACTATATTTGACCAATGAGCAATGCGAAATTTTTCGTAATTCCGAACAATATCTTTCTCTGTTATGCGGTAATATTCCAAGTGAACTGTCATTTGACGGAAAAATAGTTCGCTTATCAAGCCTTGGTAAACTATTTGCGTCCTGCTGTATTTCTAAGCATGCTTACGGTATCTCTGATTGATTTTTGAGATTCTTCCATTATGCCCCTCACATACTTATCAATCACCTCAAAATATTTGTAAGCGAAAAATTTCAGCATCAGTATGGAGACTACTGCCGAAACAATAATAGAGATCACTATGCATAATACTATTTCCATTTTACATCCTCCTTGCACTCAAAAAGAGCAGCTTCAATGCTGCTCTTTCTATGTCATCGCTGTCAGAAAAGGACTCCGCACATGAGCCCATTGTATTATCCGAATATATTACCGCAGTCGTCACATACAAACTTTGATACATTCCTCGTAACCGGCTGCCTTACAACCTTTTCTTTTTTATTAACCAGGGTGAAAGGCTTAAGCGGATTCAGATTCGCAGAATATGTCGTTTTCACCTTCCCTTGGCTGATTACTTCCTGTTCTACAAAAGCATGAAACCGTTTGCTACCGCAGTTGGGACAACAATCAAAATGTTTCGGCTTTTTATCCTTTACCAGCCATTCCGCTAATACAACAACTCCTATTATTATTGCCAATGCAGCTAAATCAGCACCCATGATAAGTACCTCCCTACACAATATATTTGCCTTAAATATACCATATAGAGAGGTTACTTTCAACGTTTTATCCCCAAACTATCTGCGGATTTCCCTGTGCTCCCAGCCGCCGGGCTTCGCTCTTATATCCAGCCTTAGCAGCACTGAATACATCATCATTACTGATTGTTGGTTTGGAAAGAAGCTGCAATAAAATTTCATTTTGACGACGTAACAATTCTATCTCCTGTTGTGCAGTTGTGAACACAGCATCTTTAATGCCCGTGATCTCTACTCCACCTGCAACAGCTGTTTTTCCACCAACTGTTCCCATCATCTCAGGTACCCCTTTTTCACCGGCTTTGAATAATGTAAACCTTGTAGGCACGTATCCACCGCCTTCAAATCCGGGAATTTTGCCAAGATTTATAGATCCACTAGGAATTATCTCTTTTCCAGCAAAACTTACAGAATCCCAAGAGAAATTCAGCTTATCATTTAACCACTCAGCAAATCTGTTCCAGATTCCCTTTGCAGAAGCAACTGCATTCTCCCATGCCTGTGAAAGTCCTTTTTCAATTCCTTCCCAAGTCCAAGATTCTGTTGAGAAATGAGAAGATACATCATCCCACCATTTTGCAAACCCTGTATTTTCCCACCAATCTGTAAATTCATCCCATTTATCAATTAGTGATGCTTTTTCATTTTCACCAAGCTCCTTCCACTTCTCCTTTGCAAACCAAGGCTTTACTGATCCATCAAACCAATCTTGAATTGCTTTCGAAAATTCAGAGCATTTGTTTGTAAAACCTTCAATGACCCCCAGAAGAATATATTCTCCCAACGGCTCCATCTCTTTCGCTGGTGAATGAATTCCAAACACATCACATATTGAATTCCAAAATGAATCAAAAACAATGTCAAAAGCATCTGATAAACTGGATAATGGAGCAGATACTCCTTCCAGTATTCCCATTGTAATATCTGTTCCAATTTTTCCCCATTGTAACGACTTAAAGTCTGTTTTTGTTAGATCAAACCAAGATTCAGCATTGATAATATGATTTATTGTTTTTGGAAATGCACTTCCAACAGTAGTCGGCATATTATCTCTTCTTACTCCGCCGCCTCTATCAGACCTTGACACAGTGGGGAAAAGTTTATTTGCGGTTTCTTTTTTGATTTCATCTTTTGTTTCCGAAAAGCTCTTTGATCCGTTTAAATTGAAGAAATCCAGAATAGTATCTTTAAGGTTCTTTATTTTATCTATAAATTCCTCAATTGTTCCGTGTTTCGGTAGCAAAAACGTTCCTGTGAATATCCTATATAAATCATTGTCTGTAATATCTTTGTACAAATCATCCCATGCAGTTTTTAACGTAGAAAAGTCTGTGCTTTTAAGTGTGTCAAAAAATCCTCCATCCCCAAACCAAGTGAAATTGTCGTAGTACTCTTTATCATCTGGAAATAATGCTTTACCAAGAGTCTTTCCAACATCAAAACCAATAACAAACGTTGCTGCCAGTAAAACTATTTTTACGCCATTGCTTAAATTCAGCTTTGACGGTATTGCTTTCGCAATCTTGTCCTTTAGAACATTATCTAAACCTAAAAATTTTGCAATTGCTAACGCTGACACAATAACCGTAGCAATAGGATCCGCATCGAAACTTCCCTTCCACAAATCTACGGCAGCATCAATGGCAGTCTCTAAAAAGTTTCCTGCTGCCAGAAATACTTCTCCCCACTCGATGCCGTCAAGGAATTCTCCGATATTGTGACCAATTTTATACCAGTCCACCGCTGCAATCGCATTGGCGAACCAGTTAAAAATCCCAGCCACCAGCTTAGAGGTATCCTGTCCGGCGGCGAAAAAGTCACCATCGAACAGAGCTTGGAATATTTTCTTCACCGGGGCGAAGAATTCCTCAATTTTATCGGCCAGATCCTGCGCCTTATTCTCCATATTGGCGAAGGCTTCGTCCCAGGCTTTCTGATATTCCTCGAAAGATTTGTTGAAAGCATCATCAAGCAGGCCGGAATCTAAACCACCTCCGCTGCCAGAAGAGGATCCCGAAGATGTGGTAATCACATCCAGTTCATCAAACTTACGAATACCCTTCTGAAGCTTATTGACTGCTTCCGTGGCGGCTTCGGCTTCATCGGCAATTGATCCGAAATCAAAACTACTATCGGCTACGGATGATGTAACCTTGCTAAGATCAATTCCCAGAAGATTTCCCAGCCATGTAGCCAATCTCTGTAAGGCAATCACCATAGCATTGACATACGGTAATACCTTAGATACCATCGGCAAAAACAGATTGCCTATGGTCCGGGACAGGTTCTGGAAGTTGCTCTCAATCAATCGCAACTGGTTTGCAGGCTGGTTGATCGTAGTAGCCAGATCTCCCCAAGCATACTTGGTGCTGTCCAACAGGATGATTGCTCTCAGAAGTGCCTTGTCATTCTGATTCAAAGCAGCGATATTTGCCTGTATACCGAGTTCATTTAACTTCTGCTGTAAGTTTACATTACGGATATTAACACCGTATTTATCCAGTGTACGGCTCATTCCGGCAAGGCCGGATGCCATATCATTCCAAACCTTGTCAAAATCAAGGTTCTTTACGGATGCAAGGTCTCCACCGATTTCTGTAAGAGCCTGCGACAGCTTCAATGATGTCTCTGCGGTAACTCCCATAGAGGATGCCATCTGGCCGAAGGTGGCCTGATAGTTCATCAGCTTCTCGGGATCAATACCAAGACTGGGCTGCCCCGTTGCCTGTAAGGTTCCATCGTCTTTCACAGAGAACCCGGTCATTTTAGAGGTAAGCTGTTTTGCACGGTCACTGAACGACTTATAATAGGCTTCCGCTGATTCTGCTCCTGCGTCTTCCCACTGGGAGACTGCACTCTCTGCAACCTGTCCAAAGGCAGCATCGAAATAGTTCAGAGTCTCCACATAGTCCATAGAGGTCTCAATGGACTTCCAGAGTTTATCCGCTCCACGCTTTACCCAGAAGAAATTTGCGTATAGTGATCCGAATACAGATGCCAGGCCTTTGCTGCTCTTAGATGCCCTCTGTGCGCTCGCAGAATAGCCATTAAGGCTGCTTGTCATGCTCCGGGTAGTACTTCCTACCTTGCTGCCCTGATTCGCCAATCCCGCCAGTGCAGTAGTCATATTGATCAGATTACTGCTAACCGTAGGAGCCTTAGACAGAGTATTCATCATGCTGTTTAATGCCGTTGCCAGCTTCGGCATATTGTCGATAGCTGTGATAACGCTCTTATTTCCCAGCTTAGATATACCCTTTGCAAGATTTCCTACTGCTTCCGCACTATTTGCGACCGCTTCATAGCCCATAATGGAATCAGCAAGACCATTCATTGCATTTGCTGTCCGACTAAGTCCTGAGGTGTCTAACGATGTTAATTCTGCAATACCTTTTGCCAGCCTGTTAAAGTCTGTTTTTCTTATATCAGCAGATTTCAGCCCCTGCATGGCAGAACTAATATCAGAAATTCCCTTTGAAAAACCAAGGAAACTATTTCCATCGATGCTTCCAAGGGATCCAGCCAGTCGCTCCAAGTTTCCAACCAGTTTATCTAAGGCATTATTCGCTTTTGTGGCCTGTGCCTCAACCTCTATTTCTAAGCGGTCAACTTCTGCTCCCACGAACTCACCAACTTTCTAATTGTTATAAGTCAGCGACTATCATCCATTCAATAGCCGGTAATTTTCAGTACAAAAAAAGAAGCGGAAAAACCGCTCCTTCTGATTTCTATATATTATTTGCCAAGTATCCGGGATATCAGGCTCATTTTGTATCCTTCATCCTTTGGGTATAACCCTAATGCAAGAATCTCTTCCTCCGAATAATCATGCACTACTGATTTCTTTCTCTTTGGTTTCATCTGCCGTATTGTAGCAGATATGTTTTTTATATTTTCTTCATTCAGTTCCGTGCTTTTAAAACACTTCGGGCAGAGAAGCAATTCATCACTACCCATATCGTATCCACAGTATCTGCATACCATAGGCATTACCTCCACACCCTCATCATATCACAGGTTGCAGAAATAGTAAATGCCCTAAAAAGCGGCAATGCTATGACACATCGCCGCCCTGCTGTTCCGTCTTTTTTTTATGTGTTCTCCGCCAGTTAATTCTTCTTGCTTCTTCCTGTGCAAAGAACTTATCTACTTCTAACATTTTTTCCTCTTCCGTAAGCGGTCTGCTCTGTAATGTTCCATCTTGCAGATTTGGTTTCTCGATATACTTCGATACCGCTTTGGAGCCTGCCAGACAATGCTCTACCGCCGTCATAACAGCAGACAAACCATAGGTGCCGAAATATTCCCACACTGCCCTGTCCTGCATCTTCCGGCGCGTTTCATAGCCTTTTAGGCAGTACCCCAACTCCGTCGGAGTCATATGCTTAAATTCCTCCAAAGAGATTCCTATTGCATACGCCAGCGGAAAATGATCCTCCCAGATTATTTTGTGGAAGTTGACTTCTTCCGGTGATCCTGCGGAGCCTTGGGCTGCTTCGGAATCTTCTCTTCCGCATTCTGGATCATTTCCTCCAACATCTCCGTCAGACCGGACAGCTTGAAAAAACCGTCCTCCTCCATCCACGTCTTGATCTGCTTGTACAGTCCAGCATAGGACAGTTCATTCTCCTCCATGTAGGTGCGCATCATTGATCTTGCATCTTCAAAGGAAGCAGGATTCTTTTCCAGCAAGCCTGCGTAAAACGCAATACTGCAGATCTGCGGGATCTCTGCAACCATCTCTGCTGTACCATCCAGCACCGCTTCTGCTCTGTTTTCACTATTGTGTTTAAAAATATAAGATCCAGACACTACGCTGAACATTCTCTGCACCAGTTCCTTGCACTCTGCCGCAGCATAAGTAAATACCATGTTTAATTCAGTTCCGTTTACAGTAATAGTTCTCATATTCCTTCCCTTTCTCCCTGTTTATAGGGGAAGGGGCAGTCCTAAGACCGCCCCGTTTTCCTTGCTTACTAATTTTTATCAGCCGCCGACTCCAGGCGCAGTAGGCTCCACTGCGGTGATACAATCCGGTAAATCTATCAGAGTATTGTTGATCGTATACTGCAGCACATTTCCTACTGCATACTCAGGTGCGGGCAGTGATCCGGGTTCAACAATGTACACATTCATCTTAGCTTTCTTAGGATGATATGCGCAGAACCACATACACTGTGTAGCTGTTCTTCCTTCGTAAGCATCCAGCATCTCTTCCCACTGTTTATCGAAAGTATCCGTGTTATTGAATACAGTCGGCAACTCACCACCGGTGTCCTCGTGACCTCCGGTATACTTTTTTCTCTTGGACTTCAACGGAGTTGCATCCAGTTTATCTTTGGTTACCTCTACGCCACCAATGCTGATGCACTCTTCAATTTCCTTCCATGATGTAGGTGGTGTGGTTAAAGTACCAATGCCCCAGCCAAATACCACCCCAATGGTTGATAAAGCCTGTTCTGCCATCTTTTCCTCACTTTCTACCGCTATCTTTCTGCGGTCAGCAGCTATCTCTCCGATAACCGGCACAAAAATAAGAGCCTTTCGACTCCCTGTTTATCTAACCCCTCGATTTCGATGGGTTTTAATTAAATTGCTGCAGTGTATCTCCACTGCCAAATGTCCGTTGGTATCTTCCTACCCACCGGGAAATATTCGGGTCTGATGCATTGGCAACCGGTATAGGTCCGCCACGGCACTGGAATCCATAGGACAGCATGATCTTCTTTGCTGCCTGGCTCATTCCATTGCAGATCCCGTCTGCGGTGGATCCAGTGGCATAGGCAGTAATGACGATCAACGGGCGCTGGCTACCCTCATTTCCCCGAAGATCATAATTGCCACCGGAATTATCTCCCAGAGATACATCCAAATACGGGAACTGGGTGTTCTTCGGCGTGACATATCGCCCGACTGTACATTTTGGATATGCTTTTTTCATCTTGGTACTGAATACCGTGTAAAACTCATTCCAATCAAATCCAGCCATTCAATCACCGCCAATCTCATGTATAATGCAACGTTCATCTGGAATTCTTGCATCAGTTTCCCAGCCGCCGCTTAGCTTTTTATGGACGATTTTTCCACACTTATCTTTTGTCATCCTCACACCACATCTTTCAATTGGACATAAGAAACATTCAGTCGGTCTTTTGTCGACTGTCATTCCGAATATTTTCATGTTCCAAACACCTCTCTTGCGATCTCCACAACCTTATCTCTCAGTTTCTTACCAGCATTGTACATTGGCATTTTCGGAGAAACACCGGTTGCATAGTGCCATTGACCTTCCAAGTCCATGTACCACCATCCCGGTTCATTTCCATGCGTGCCGTATGTTCCAGTTCCAACACCCGGAATGTTTGCCGGATTCTGTGCTGGAAGTCCGGCTCCAAACTCTAACATGAGTGCCGGTGAGATTTCTTTGCTCTGCACACCGTCTTGATTCTGCCATTTGCTCACAATCTTTTGTGAATCTTCCATGAAGAAGATTGCCTTGCACCCGGCTTTCTCCGGAGAAATTTCAGAAGACAGACGAATGTACTTACCGAAACCACTGCTACCGATGTGGGCCTGCGCAATGGCTATTCCTTCGGCGGATAACCTCCGGCACAGTTCCTCGCATTTTCCGGTAAGACTGTTCTGGTATTCCTTAATCTCCTTGATAGCATTCTGAATCTCTTTTACGGACAGTCCGAACGATATCTTCTTACTCACTTTTCTTACCCTCCACGATGCATCCGTTCAATACTTCCACCACATCACTAACATTTCCACACGCTGTGATCATGGTCGCACCTTCAGCTGTCATCGTTGTCTTTGAAGCAGAACATCCTTCCAGCAATCCCAACTCCGAATACACCTTGAAAATCTTCGGAGACTGAATTGCAAACCAGTCAACCATTTCCTCATTCTTCGCCCATCCGGCATCTACATTGTAGGTGTTGTTGAATAAGCCGCTTTCCGTCAGAAACGCATGGATAATCTCATGCCGCAAGGTCTTTTTCTGAATAAAAGAAAAGTCCTCGCAATCACACTCTTTGTTCGGTTCTGCTAATACCACAATCAGCTTAACGGTCACATCACAGTAACCATTACAGTCTTTCAAAATGGTATCTTCGTCTTCTTTCCGAAACTCAATCCGATATTCAGTTCCAAGGATATTGATTTTTCTGTTTTCCATATTTCACGCTCCAAACATCATAAATCTGTCTCCAAAATGTGCTTCATTCAACGCCTTTTCAAGTTCATCTCGATAAGCAAATGAACTCAATGGACTTTCAATCCTCTCTCGTAAAATTGGTGCTGATGCACTTACCGAAGCGGTCAGCCCGGCATCTGCGCACATCTTAGGTGGTAATTCAGCCAAAGCACACATTTCCATTTTCTTGTGGTCGCAAGAATCAACTTTCAGACAAGCCTTGCACTTTTCTGATAACTTCGATAATGCCATATCACTCATTTCCTCTCGGCAGCTTCTTCAGCAAGAATTTCTTCACATTCAAAGACGATTTGTCAGCCAGGACAGAATAGTCTGCGCTGTCCCCGTCAACCGAACCGTCCTCATGGTACTGTGGCTCTCTCTCTTGCCAAATACGGCTCGTTTCCGTAATAGGCAGGGATTTATCCGATGAAGATAAAATTGCCTGATATGAACCGATATCGAAGCCATACTCTTTAGCTTCTGCTTCGCCACCGGATCTCGCAATGTTGGCATAAAAAATGACAGGCTTGTTATAGCCTGCCATAATACCTATCTGAATCGGAACCAGTTCTCCATCAACCTCGGTATATTTTATTTTTCCATCCTCGTCCGTTTCGTAGACAGGAATTTCATCACTGTACGTTGCATAGTGCAGTTTTTGCTTATTCTTTTTTAATGAACGCATATTTTGTTGATTTTCCTTATATTTTGTAGTATTGTGTATGTGAAAGCGTGAATATTGTTAAGAAAGAGGTGCATATCCTAATGACTACTTTCAATCTAAGAAACCTAGGAAATCTAGGAATACGTAGTACTTTATCACGGATTTAGAAACGGTATTTCCCATTTACCGTATAATCTTGCATCTGCTTCCCATGAGAATGCTTGCTCGCTTGGGGTTATAGGTACGAAATTGCTAGTTGCCCCAAGAATATAACTAAAAGGAGCAAGATTATGAAGAAATTTAGTTTCAAATGGGAAAATTTCTTACAACTTGTCCTTTTGTTCGTTGGTACATACGGTGAACGCATATTTGTTGCACTCCACGCTTTCATCAGCAACATGAAACCTGAATCATTCAGTTTCGTATGCTTAACTGTTGTATTCATCGCGCTAGTTAAATTAACGCAAAAGGACTAAAGACAAGGCAGCTTGGCGGGTCTGATCAACCCGCCATTGTTGTATTTTGGCGCACTTCCCTCCACCACTCTATAGTGCGCCGCCTGCGACTTTCGTCACGCTCAATCTTCTTTACCGCTTACTCGCGGCTGAGAGATTCCGGATCACCTTAACCTTTCTTATACACAGTTTGCAAATCCAACAACTCCCTTGTAAGCCATAAGATACTCGCTAAAGGTTCTAGAAATTCCATTCTCCGAATGGCTCAGCTGATTTTCTGCACCGTTCTTGGAATCAATCTCAATCGCCGCCATAGCGATCTTGGCTTTATTCTTCTCCAGGTCCGCAAGAATCTTATCTTCATCCCACGTCCCCGGATAGTTTCTCAGTTCCTTAAATGCTTCAATGGCAAGATTGATAACCAGATCTGAAACCGTGATTTGTTCATCATATTCAGTTATCATCTTTTTGATTTCTTCTACAAAATCAGCCATCCTGCCACCTCATTTCACTTACAGACCAAGTTTTTCAAGGATCTGCTCTTTCAGCGCTTTCCCGGTAGATTCCTCTGTTACTTCTATACCCAGGTTTTTTGCCAATTTCTTCAGATCGGCAGCACTCATTCTAGTGATCTCTGACCTGGAATACTTTCTCTGATCTTCTTTGTTCTCTGTTTCCACAGGATTGTCAGTCGGCTCAGGAACATTATTAGGAATCTCCGCAGAAAGCGGAGCAGCTGAACTGTTCTCCACTTTCTGATAACCGCAAGATTCAAAAATCCTTCCCATGCTCTCATTAACAATCATGGTTACGCCATCTTTTTCATAACAAACCATAACCAATCACCTTATCCTAAGATACTGTCACAGCCTGAGTGGTTTCCACAGTCACGCCATTCTCAGTATATGTAACAGTCACATTCCCGGTTGTGTTGATGATCTCAGGGCCATATCCAATGAACTTGGTCACATCTCTGGTAGTGCTGTCATCATAAGTGGCAGTTACTACCATACCAGTGATATCAAACTTCTCACCGGCAGAATAGGTAGTCTTGTCCGGTGCCTTGGTAATTGCAATGCTGCTTACCTTGGCAGTCGCATGAACGCCGATTGCATCCAGCTTCTGAGATAAGCAGAAAGCATCATATCGAACACGGCCTTCTACCAGCCAGCCGGAGATGCCGGGTGCATCCGTATGGATCTTGTACTCAGTCAGTTTGATAGGTGCTACGCATACGATGGAATTTGTGATAATGAAATCCACGTTTGCAGGGAAATAAGATGCAGGAGCCTTAATAATGGGCACGCCGTCAACCTCACCTACAACACCACGAATAGCAATCTGAGTTGCCATATCACCCTTCTTGGTAAATGCATCATCCAGTTTGATGCACTTGTAGTAAGAAGACCGGCAAATGCAGACACGACCTGCGGTAGGCACCTTTGCATCATCCAACTTCTCCTGCACAGACAGGAAACTTTCATATGCATTGGTCTTGGTAGTTGCACCGACGATAATATTTTCTTTCTTTGCAGATGCTGCGATCTTATGGATTCTGTAGATATCCACCTCCGGAATTACCACTTCGTCGATCTGACGGGCCAGTGCCTTACCTGCTTCCATAGTCATCTGAGTGTCATCATAAGACTTGCGGTCGATGGTGAAGGTGAAGGATCTGTCCTGAGACAAGGTCATTTCCTGCTCATTATTCCCCAGCTCATCAGGATCACCATAACGGTTAGAACCGGAAGTCTTGTAATCATTCATTCCAACGGTAGGAATGGAGTATACCTTAACGGTCTCCACACCGATAAAATCATATTCCTGGTTTACCAACGCACCAGTCAGAGATCCCAGTGTAAAGCGCTCGTCTACCTTCTGGCCGTACTTACTTGCATAATTTACTGTTGCCATAATATCTTACCTCATTCTTTCTGAAAAATTATGAATTGAACCCCTTTAAGAACGGATCCTCGTTATCTCCACCGCCAGCACCGGAATTTACAGTAGGTCTGTTTTTAAGCCATTCGGCTTCTTTCTTTTTAATCAGTGCCTGCTGTACCTCGGACTGGATCTTGAAAAGAGTATCTGTGTCTCCGTCATACTGGGCTTCTGCTGCCTCTGTCGCCTTGTCCTGCGGGTATCCAAGTCCCAAGAAATTCTTTTCCAGCTTAGTTACCGTATTCTCCTTCAGAAGCTGGTTGAACTTTGCATCTCTTTCAGCCTCTCGCTCAGCCTTTTCCTGATCTCGTTTCTGCGCATCTGTCAGAGTTGCGTTATATTTCTTTTTCCAGTTGGCTGCATCACTGGCCGCCTGTTCCTGCTGCTTTTTCAGCTTGGCATTTTCGATGCGCATCTGCTGCAACTGCTCCTCCACAGAAAGTTCCATTTCCTGCTCATTACCGGTTGTGTCTTCTGCCACAGTGTTGTCCAGCGCAGTGTCAGAGCCGGGTCCTTGGATCTGATCATTTTCTAACTTATCTGTTTCATTTTCTTTCATCTCGATACCTCTACTTTCTGCGATTGATTACCCTCGTTTCCCTACGAGCTTTTTGTTTCTGCGATTACCGTTTTCCCTAACGTTTGCGAAATTTGAAATACGCTTTCCCTAGCGCATATAAAAAGCACCTATCTTTCGATAAGTGCCAATTTACAGATCTTTGATTGGACTGTTTGTTACCTGATCACTGGAATCTTGCATAATACGCTTTGCATCAGGATTTGGATCTTGGTCATCTTTATTTTTTGTACTTTTCCCGGCTTTTTTACTTTCAAGCAATGCTCTCTGATATTCCAGCATCATAGGCACTGAATCTTCTACTGCTTCTGCTAAATTGGGGAAGAAATCTATTGCCTCCATTGCAATTCTGGGATGGACCATATTCTGAACCATCGTTGCCAGTGAGTTGATTTTCGTGGACATATCAAACGTCTTCTGGCGGATAGGTCTCACATCAATATCACTGTTTTTCAGTTTTAACAGCGGACTGTCCTGCGGAACATCCGGTGATTTTTTTATTGCAATCAGCGCAAGGTCATTCCGGCGCTTGTACGCTGATTTTATGATCTGAGCCTGCTTACACGCTACCGCTTCGGTTGCTGTCCAGCCAGAAGAAAGACTTGTTGCTCCGGTCGTAGAACCGCCGCTCTGCTCTGTCTGCTTCGGTGTGAATGTTCTTTCCAAGATGCCATCGTGCTTTGCCTGGATGTTGGCAAGGACACCAGCATAGTCATAATTAAGAACAAGACCTTTAATATTCGGCTGCTTTCCTGCTCCATTTGTCCTAGTTAAAATCCATTGTCCAGCCTGCGGTCCCTTCGGATTTCCTTTTTCATCAGAATCTAATTCAATGTCATTTCCCCACCAGTTCGCCTGCGTCGTCTGGGACACATCATTGCAAAGATCAGATTCCAGAATATTTAGAGCATTTAACTCATCTATCTGTCTTTCAAAAACACCGGTGCGGTCAATGGCCCTTTCAAACTCGATGATATGAACCTTGCCGAAAGGATTCTCTGTTATGTCATATTCTCCATTGCCGAGTTCTTTCCCTTTTTCATTCTTGGTGCCGTTAATAATTTCTACCATATCGCGGATCACAAATTCCTCATTGTCCGTGATACAGGTAAAAATTTTTGACCCGTTTTCATCCTCCGAGTAGGATACTCCCATCATCGGGTGCTCATAGGCATCGGATGAATAAACAACAAATGAATACAACGGATTCAATGTCACGAGGTCAAATACCGCTTCGCCATCACTAGAGTTCCTCTTAATGTCGATAAGCTGACAGCATATGCCACAAACTTCCAGATAATATGCAAGAAGCTGGTCCTTGGATTCCATGTCCTCGGCATCGTACATCTCATTAAACAATGTAATGGCCGAATCATTATCTTCCGGCCTGCTGCCTTTAGGATGTTTATCCGATTTCTGCACAAAAGCCATATGATTGCCCCAGAAATAGCCCAGCCAAAACTCTGTGATCTGATGCGCCAGATTGGAAATTGACTTAATATCAATATCCTTCCGAACGCTTTTTTCCCTAATAAGTGGCTGATCGCCTTTTTCAAAGTTGATGAGATAGCGGATCTGCGTGCGATTCTGCTCATGTTTTATCATGGCTTTTGTGAGCACATCGATAACGTTGTCCCTTGTGATTTTCTCCACATCCGTATATATTTTTACGCGGCCACGATATTGAACCTCACGTTCCTTCTCACTCACAATCTCACCACCTAACACAAAAGCCACCGCCGGATTTCTCCAACGATGGCTTATTTGCTTTCTCGCTTATTGTAACTATAACAAATAATTTCGGGACATATAGGACAACCTTACTTTTCCATAAATCGATAGAAAGATTTTTTCACACTATCTTCCGTGTTGCCGCCCCCGATACGGTCCGCGACTTTATTCCATGACAGATTTTCAATAAACCGAAGAGTAATGATCCGTCTTATCCGGCTATCCTCCACACCTGCGATAAATTCTTCTACCTGATTCAAAGTCTCAGTCAATTCCAGCTCCAGATTTACAAGCGTAGCTTTTCTCACATACAACAGACTCTTTTTCCTGCTGTACTCGGGATATGGAAAGCCCTCGATCTTAAAGTGCTGAATCCCACCGGTTCCGCCGCTTACAGTATCTATAACATTGCCCTCTTCCTCGATTTTTGCAATTTGCTTTTCAGTGCTTTCAATCCTATTACGTACCTCTTTTACTTCCTCCTGCAAGTCACTATATTGGGTTAAAATTTCCTTTGAAATCATCAAACTACCTCCGCATATTCCCACTTATACCCTTGATAACTTTCCCTTTGACCAATGCAACATCTATAAACCGAAGCTCTCTGATATCCGGTTTCTCTTTGCATCTGCTTGAAGCCTTGCCACACTTTTATCAGATTTCCATCCATGTCAAGCTGTTTGAACGCTCTTCTCTGTTTTTTCGCACCACGCTCAATTTCATCACCGTGATTCACATTTTCCCTATGGGTACACCATTCCAGATTAGCAGCCGAATTGTTAAGTTTATTCTGATCAATGTGGTTCACCTCAACCATTCCGTCCGGGTTGTCAATAAAGGCTTCCGCAACGATCCTATGTACGAGAAATGTCCTTGTTTTGCCGGAATCATGTAACCCAACAGTCAAATATCCGCTATTGTTCACAGTCCGTATCGTAAGCACTTTCCCGTAAAACGTTCTTTTTCTTCCGTCTTTAAAAACGGTCAATCTGTCAGTGGATTTGATTCGTCCCAAATTGCTGACTTCATAATATTTTTCATATCCACGCACCGGTTTCCAAACTTCCATAAACTTTCTCCTACCCTATAGGACTATCAATAATTGTTGTTTTTACACCAATTCCATATTTCATCACACACAACTGTGCCATAGAATCAGGCGCATCGTCATGCTTGACTGCTCCCTCTTTTTTATATCCCCACACATTTTGAAGGAATTTCTGATATGGCTTTGATCTGCACTTGCTATCCAAGAAATACATTTCTCGGATCTCCGGTGCTTTATCCAAAATTCGATTTCTCTTTGCTACATTATTTGGTGCTGGCTCACCATAGGAGTTCAGACGATAGCCCTTATCCTTAAGCATGCTTTCCACGCTTTCTCTATAGTCAGCAGTTGTTTTTGTTTCCTCAAATCGTGCTGCCTGAACCTTATATTTCAGAATCATATCTACAATCAATGGCTTAGTAATACTCTTGTCTCCATTATCAAACACAGCATCCATGATGTAATAGGTATCTTCATACTGATAACAGACCGGTCCCGCAACATAATCTCCACCACCGAATGCTTCATCAATTGCCATGAAAATTCTGTCCGGCTCTCTATCCGGCAGGTCTCTATCCGGTATGAACGTCTTTGTTGTTCCAGCTTCAAATACCGCTCCCAATCGTTCAATTGGTGTTTGCTGATCCTGTGCATACCAAGATGCCATATCATCATTTTCTTCAAATGATGCTCTCATCATCAGATAATCTTCCGTGGAATATCCGACATCATATGGATAATCAAAATTTGATTCGTCATTTTCATTCAATGCCGGTATAGAAACGACTTTATATCTGCGATTTCTGTACTCTGGTCTTTCCTTAAGCAAATTTAACCTACGCCCCTGGCAATCTCCAAGCGCCCACCGGGTGCCCATATTGATCAACTTTGCTTTCTTCTTCAGACGTTTCATGAAGTTATTATCAAATTTCGCCCAGACCGTAGCTTGTCGGTCAACGCTAACTGCTTCATCAATACCGCTGAATAAATCATCTGCAACAGCAAGCCCACTACAGTCACAGGCTCCGTTCAGTGTTCCGTAAATTGAACGGCATGTGAATGTCGGATACGTTTTTCTCCGCACAAGGTCAACAGTCAGATCATCTCCGCTCGTTTTTTCAATTGCAATGTCCGGGAATATTTCATGGTATGTATAGGTCGGGTCGTTAATCAGCTCAATGATACCGGCATAGAAACCCTTTGTAATTTTGTCAGAGAATGCGGTATACAGGTTTGAAAGCTCCGTATTTCTACTTCCCCACCATAAAAAAGCGAATTTTACGATCTGTGTTTTTCCAACTCTTGAAGGCATATTGATAAACAGCTCATCTAGTTTATCCTCAGCAAGCTCCTGTATTGCATCTGCCACCTGCCGTAGCGGATTTATTCTGGGCTGATAAAACCTTTCTTCTGGAGGCCTGTTTTTCTCCATGTACAACATGAAACTTTCAAAAACATGCGGCGCTTCAAACTTTAATGTCTGCCAGTACAACCCGTTCATTCCCATGGAAGGCGGTAGTGTTGGAATCTTCCGTTTTATGAAATTTGTCAGCTTCAGTGCATAGGCAAGATCATGATCCCCTTCGGGATCAGCAATCACCTTCGCCATATCCAGCAGATCACTCAGCGCCTTGTAGCTGTTCAGATCCGATCTCTTGATGGCATCCACCACCGCTCTATTTTGTGCTGATACCACGAAAAAAAGAGCCTCCTTTCCTTACATTTTGGAAATTTGGCTCTCTGCGTAGGCACTCTACGACTGGTGCTCTTGGAAATATTCTATTTGCTATGCTAAGCAGTCCAAAACACAACATAACACATATGGTTTGTGTCAAATGTTATACTGATAATTTGTTCTGCGCTCTTTAATTCTTCCCAATCCTGGTCATTTTGCAGAATGGCTTGATTTATATCATTAAGGTTTTTGCAATATTGCCATTTCACCAACTTTGCTTGATTCATAAATTATTTCACCCCTATTCTATTGATTTCCCCGCATTTCGGGCATTTGATTTCAGCCTGCCCGTTGAATTTGCCTAACAGGCGGTTACAACGACTACAACGATGTTCAGATAATTGATGTAACTTTTTCCATTCATCAACCACTTGCATAATAAATCGCTTCCCACAACTTCTTGATGCCTGTACAAGAACAACATCATTGCCCTTAGTACATTCTTCTTCATATTTCCGAAGCAGTTCTTTTTGCAAATCAGAAAGCGGAAATGGTGCAATTCTTTCTGCAAACTCAACGAATGATATTCCGCTTGTTTTATCATCAAAACAATTTTTCAGTATATCAGCAGTTTTCTTTGAATCTGCCATAATCACAGGTTCATCTTCTAACTGCGAACATTCTATTTTCTCATTGTTTCCAATACTTATAGGCGTTGCCTGTCTAAATGCATCACGCTCTATTGATTCAATTACTTCTGCCATGCTCATTTCCAATACACCTTAAACCCTTTCGCTTCATACTCTCCTACTGCTTTCTTAAGGCTCATATCATCCTCATACTTTTCATTCAGCATAATCACTATATTGCCTTTTTCGATGCCATATATATTGCAATCCGCTAGTTTCTTAGCAGTTTCAAGAATAGCTTTTGCCTGCTTGCTGCTCATTTCATAGGTTTTGGTTCCCATATTAACAATCATTCTTCCACAAACTTCCTGCCGCACATCGGGCAAAATGCAATATTAAAATATCCTGCTGCCTTACATCCTTTATAAATCACGATACCTGGCACTTTATCTCCGGTATGCTTCATAATCTGTGCATCTTTCAAATCAGTTTCGCTTGCGCACTTTTTGATAGGAATATCAGCGCCAAATATTCTGTTTTCACTGTAATCCTTGCAAAAATTACACATACTCACACCTCATTTTGCGTAAAAAAATACCAACCATCGAATATTGACGGTTGGTATTTTCTATTTACTTTCATGATAATCAACAATTAAATTTGCCGTTATTACAGCCACCATTATCGGGCATGCAACCTTTGAAAAAACTTCTGCACAAATACTGCTAAATCCACCTAGATCAACAAAAAATGCCACTATTGATAGAATTATACAAATTGCAACCATTGACACAATCATTATAGCATATTTTTTTATTCGTTTCCGTTTTTTGACTTTATCTAATTCCTCAACTTCTTTTTGATGTTGTTCATTAAATTTTTCCAATTCCTTTTCATATTCTTCTTTACATATTTTATACTCATGAGACTCCATCATTTTATGAAATAATTCCATCTTCCGAGTTGTCCAAGGATTGCGATCCCTCCATTCTATATATTTATCAACATCTTCAAATCCATTTAACATTCTAGGATGACCTGGCTCATTGTCATGAGATGGACTGTTTTCGTAGCTGGGTGAATTTAAATACCAAAACTGCAATGTCACAAACTCACTCCCAATTTTCAATTTCAAATTTTCCAAGCTGTGATTATGTAACGATATTAATGAACATCCTATATACTGAGCATCTAACGTTGTCCCTATATGTCCTGCTCCTTTTGAAACCAATGTAACCTTTGAATTATATGTCCCCCCAATCTTATGTGATACATATATAGATTCCTCCGTATAAATCAGTGCCATATCATCAGGCTCAATAATGATATAATCACCATTTCTAATAGTTTTTTTCGTCTTTAAAGACCATGCAAATTCACTTACATGTAAGTCAATAGAATTAGCCTTTATAGAATCTTTATACACAGGATATATGTATATGTTCTCCCCTAATTCCTTTTTTAAATCAACAACGCTCAACATATTCCCCGCCCACCTTCATTTGTAATATATAAGAATTATACCACTTCAACCGTCAATATTCAATTATCAAAGATCGAAACGCCAACGGTAGGATTTGAACCCACAAGCCATTTCTGACAGACGATTTTCAAGACCGTTCCCTTTACCGCTCGGGCACGTTGGCAATTTTATATGCTCACATAAGCCTCTCAGTGAGCGTTGCAATCTTCCTATTTAACGATTGCTTACCACGGCTTTCGCCAATACATTTCAGCAAAACATAGACCATCTGCTGGCAGACAGCGTAATTTGACCGAATAATTGCAGAAACAGATATTATGCAGCAGTTAGTCAGCACCTGCGAACAGGGACAAGCGTTATGATTTTCTGCTGTTTATCGGTAGGGTGTCTCCCGGCTGTTTACCTGACTTGTACATTTACGAAACACCTTGTGCCGCTACCGTATCTTACGCTCTATTTTATTTCTGCAAATGGGGAAGAGAGGAATTGAACCTCCAGTGTTTACCACGTGGGAACGCATTTACAGTGCGCCGCAACACCGCCAATCGTTGCCGCTTCCCCAAAGTGCGCGGACACCTCACTCCATATCTCTGTATGCGACCGCGCTACACATACAGTATCAAATCAGCTCGACACCATCGGAACGGAAGGATTCGAACCTTCAATCCGGCTCTCGTTGTTGTTTTCCGTGTACACGCCACTTTTACCAATTAAGCTACGTTCCGAAACCGCCATAAGACGGTTAGCAATCATATTTATCGTGCCATGCGTTGCACTATCCTGTGCGCTATCACAGGAAATAGGCGGGTGAGGATTTGCACCTCACATAACAACGACTTATTCACAACGGGTAACACCTTTACAGGTTCCTTCATTGCCTTATTAATTCAATGACTTGTTTCCTAACCAAAGCGTGGTTGTCTTATGCTTAAGCGTCTACCTATTCCGCCACCACCTACACCCATCTTATGACTGCAAGGGCCGTGCAGGATTTTATATGTCTTTACTGACAATACGCCCTCTTTTTAAGTGTGATCGAAGGCAAACACTTCTCCGACTCCGTGGGATGGGAGCCGGAAAACCCTCACGAGCCATTGACGGCTCTTAACAGCATTCCGCTATGAGGTATAAAAGGGGGTATTGCTCATGGACTAAGCAATACAGTGGAGTCTCTGGGACTTGAACCCAGGGCCGCCCGGTTATGAGCCGGGTGCTCTAACCAACTGAGCTAAGACTCCTTTTTGACACGACGTTCTATTTCTGCGATCATTACTTGGATCAGACTATGTGCAAACGGGCAATCATACATTTTTAACAACACCTTACATTCCCGGTTGATCTGCTCCCAGTCTTCATCGGATTTAGGATACGGATTGCCTTTATGGATTTTCCAGACTGCAGTATAGATGGCTTTTATATCCTCAGGAAGCTCTTTCTTCTTTTTCCCAGTCATGTTTGAAGCGCTTCCATCTCGCTTATTGTTATGGTCCATCTGGCAGGCAAACATCTCTGTGATGTTGGATCTCTCCTGTTTGATCCCGTGCCCCTGAAGGAATAATTCACACTGAAGGACATCACCGCAGTACTGACATTCATCCGTGATCTCTTTACCGTAGATTTTCATAGGCTACAACCTCAATCATTAGTTTCACATATTCCCATGAGGATCAACAGCAAATACATCCACCAAGGAGCCTGCAATGTATATAAAATCCAAAATAGCATAACGAGTAAAAAAATCATGCGTTTCCTCCTGTTAATCGTATTTTCCATCTGTGATTTCTACCGGGCAGCTATTTACATTCAGTATTGCTACCACTGTGCCCGTATTGAGACTTACTCTCCCAATAACCGGATTTTTTAAATAGCTGACAGCTTTTACATACACATAGGCGTTAGTGGTCTTACTGCCAACTACACGATATCCATATCTTTTAAAATATCTTCTAGCCTTTGTAATAGCCTTATCTTTTTGAATGAATGGTACCACGGCTATATCTCCTAAATGGTCTTTTTTGTTTTTTTGAAATTTTTTGAATCATGTTATCGATCGTAACTTTTGAATTTTATCGGATGTGGTTTGAATGATATTGTTTGCAGTAAGTTAATGGTCTCTATGTAGGAGGATGGCCTTTTTAATTTTTGAGTGGTTGAGGGGCTAAGCTATGCCCCGGGGACCGTTCCCAGTAGACCCCCGCCCCCGGGTCTAATCCTATGCCCTTTTCAAAAGTTCGCATTTATACCATTTTGCGAACTTTCCCATATTTCCGGGCTTTCCCTTTTTTGCCACTCTAAAACCTTTGTGCATATTGCCGATAGATCCTTAAAAATCCGGCTGGACATCCCCCGGAAGAGCTCCGGCGGTGCTGTAATCTGCTGCGATCTGCTCCGCTGTCCGGTGCTGCTCCTGGTTGGCTACTGGTATAGGTGCCGTTTCAACCATGCCGTCGACTGCCTTACATAGAAATATACCGCCAACATTGCCAGATGCTGCACTTTTATAGCGTCCGAGCCTGCATTCATCCTGCCATTTTTTAATGGTGTCGGAGCGTGATGTACCGAGCCTTTCGCTATAGTCGCTCTTTCTCGTCTCTCCATTCATCCAGGAATATATAGTATCTCTATGTATCCCTATCAATAAGCTAAACTCTTCTATAGTGGGCTTTTGCATATATTTATATACCAGTTCTGTATACATTTCCCATATATCATTTAATACATCTATACTCTCGTATATATCTTTATTAAACTTTATATTACGTCTTATGTACTTAATCAATCCAGTGAATACATTGCTTGTATATATGTCATCTGGTTTATTCAGAGTTGTAATATACTCATCTGCATAATACTGCATAGCGTTTGTATATACTTCTGTTCCGTTATATGCAAGCTCTGTATTGTCTTTCATGGCTCCACGTCCTTTCTGATCTGCTCCATGTCTTCCGGATCCCTGGAAGTGATCGAATAAAAAAAATAAAGCTCCAGCCCTACGGAGTGGATACCGTATAGACTGGAGCCGTCTGCTCTGATCTCTGCACGCCTGCTGCGTGGTCGTTGTATGTGGTCAAGGCCTGCGAGCTAGCACATACACGCTTTAATTATTCCGGCGGATCATTGCCGCCCTATGGATATATTATAAACCACAGAATTATTATTATGTCAACCACCATTTTATAAAAATATTTATGTATGCGCATACGTGCGCACGCGCTTTTATTTATATCCTTTTTAAGCCCTTATAATATATTATTATATATAGTTTATATCTGCGCGCGAGGTTTGCTTGGGAACTGTTTGGGAAAGTGTGTGGGATTTGCTTGGGAAATTGAAAAATGCAAAGTCTTGAAAGCCGCATGAATACTGGCTTTTCTGGCTGTCCGTTGCTTGGGATTTGTTCGGTAAGTTGCTTGGGACGTTTTTGTTATATGTGAAGTATAACAGCAGAAAAAACACAAAAAAGGCAGCCTTTGAAAGACCGCCTTAATTATCCAGATCAGCCAAAACAAGCCGGGTAATATATCCGTTTACGCTTTCTCCTTTTGCTTTTATTCTCTCTTTTGTTCCTTTTGGCAATGTTATAGAAATTCTGTCGTAATTTTCTTTTATATGCTCATTCTGTCGTTTATACTGCTTTTCTAACCGTTCTTTAGCTTCTTTTCCTGTCAACAGATATCACCCCTATTTCATAAAATCTTTTATTAAATGTTATCACGTAATAATTATTTATGCAATACGATTATTAAATATATTACATTATAAACAATATTGTCGTGTATTTATGTAATACTTTTTATGCAAAATGTAGAATTTTCATTTTATGTAAATATATTTATGTAATACTATTGCATTATTTGTATTTATGTAATACTATTATACTAACAAATAAAAAGCCGCCCGGCATCCTGGACAGATCACCCGAGCGGCACCCAAAAAGAAAGGCACCCAGATTATAACACGGGTGAAAAGGTAAAAGCAAATGAAACGAATTGAAGAGCTGGAAAAGATTTTAACCGATGAATGTAGCAAATACGAAAAAGATTGTAGCAAATGCCCCTATTCCAAGGAGTGCAACGAATACGCAAGATTATACAGAGAGGAGAAACAGAGATGAGAAAGACCGGATTAAAATTTATGTGGGTAACCGGAAGCAAGAACAGCAATGCAGTAAGGTTATTCAGACAAAGAAATATATCTTTTCAATATGACCATTTTGGACGATTAACCGCAGATATATTCCATTCCGGGAATTATGAACTTATAGACTATCTGAATACAAACGGTGATGAATTCGAAATTTGCATATAGCCGAAACGCTCCGCCCTGGAGGTTACGATGGCAGAAAGGATAAAACAATGACAAAACAGGAAATGCAAAATAAATTAAACAGAAAAGATATTTCGGGGGTTGGCGTTAAAGTTACATTTAATCTTTCATCTGGAAAAACCGGAGTAATTTATTACTTCTATGAAGATTTTGAAAATGACAAAGGTGTTGATAGAGCTGCGAAGCATTTTTCGGATCTTATCAACAAAGGGAAGGTTAGAAAAGCCGAATATATTTACAGTTAGCCGAAACGCTCTCCGGAGCGTCAGCCGCGGGATGGTCTCCCGGCTCTGATGATGGCAGACCACAACGAAGAAAGTGAGGTTTTAAGATATGACAAAAATAGTTGAATGGCTTATGAGTTGCGGGTACAACGAAGCCGAAGCGGTGGCAGAAGCCAATAAAATGATAGAGTTTAACAGGTGGGACGGTGCCGAAAGATGTTCCCGGGAGTTTGCCATACAAATGATCCTAGACGATCTGCAATAGTCGAAACCGCCTGTGCGGCGGTCTGCAGGAGCTGCCCCACCTGCACCAATGAGACAGGGCACACGATGAAAGGACGGTTAATATTATGGAATTTATGGAAAAATTGCAGAAACAGAAAGACGATGCGAAAGCCGCTTATATTAAAGCCCGGCACGAATGGGCGGACACCAGAACCGCCGAAAATATCAAGGGTGACCTTGAAAAATGGAAAATTGTTTTTGATAGAAAGCGTGATTGTATGCGCTTGGGTGTACTTATTTAGGCAAGCGGCGGTTCCCGGGGTTCGATTCCCCGGCTTGCTTTTACCCGGATAACCGGGAAAAAATGAAAATATGGAGGAAATAAGGACATGACAATTATTGAAAAAATGAGAAAAGACGGATACCCAAAGATTATAAAAGGCAACGGAGGATATAGAGCATATTTGAAAGATATGCAACCTCTAGGCGGTGGAGATTATATGGCTATATATCGCTATCCAGGTGGGGAATGCTGTCACAGCCTGGAAGAAATAAAAAAATGCTTTGAAATCATCGAACAATAG